GATTATTCTCTCGATCATTGCATTCGTTGCAGGTTTTTTGGCAACGTGGCTTGCTACTAATGATCTTGGGAGTAATGTGGTAATTTTTACAAGTGAAGAGGAACTTCAAGAATTGTGTTGGGATGGTTTAAGGAAGGGAGAGCCATGACTGTTTTTAATCGATCTTGGGCTTTGATGAAGGAAGATATACCTCCTGAGTGGAATAGGGGCTTTGATGAATACAAAGGTGCTGATTACGCACGACGAGATTACTGTGCATCGTGCGATCAATTTTTTGGCGCACCTCTTGACCTTAAGATTACTGAGGGCGACGAAACGCTTTGGTTTTGTTCACAATACTGCTTGAGGCATTGGTTACGATGACTGTTTTTAATCGATCTTGGACTTTAATGAAAAGCGATATTGTTCGTTCTTCAATGGAACGAGTTCTTACACCCGAAGAGATTCAAGATATTGCTCAATACAATTACGATGTGACAAGAGGCAACCCAATGGTTTGGGATTATGATATGACGGCAATGTTTCCAAGAGAATGCCGTAGTTGCCCCAACACCATTACTGATTTTGTTACAGGGATTCCAACAGATAATGAGCATGGCATATGTAGCGTTTGTATGAATCCGTCAATAGATGAGAAGAACGAAGAATCTATGATGGCAGAGGGATTTTTTGGATTATCACCAGATGATTTTAAGGAACATCTCGAAGGCGTTAAGCGTGGCAAAGAGATTGATGAATCGTCTGTTGATTTTGGCGATATAGGATCTCTCAATCAGAAACGTTTCCGTGATCAGATGGAGGGGTATGAATGACCGCCTTCGACCGAACATGGGATGTGCTCAAGTTAATGATGCCTCAAAAATTGGAACAAGAGCCAATTGTTGATATTTCATTTGATACAGGAGAGGATGAATGTTGTTCTCAATTTAGACCTGCTTTGGAGAGATGGTTTAGGAAAGGTATGACTTGTGATGAATTGTATAATGAAGTGACCGAATGTGTTGAAATGATTGAACGCAATCAAAGGCAAAGAAAACCGATGCCGAACCATGATTGGGTTAAGGTTGTTCCCGAAATATACCGTCAATGGAATGAGTGCAAAGAAAATAATAATCCGTTTGGGGGGATGGAATGACCGCCTTTGCTCAAACTTGGGATCTGGTAAAAGAGTGGACTCCTAACTGGCGTGAAACTGCCAGGAAACTGCCTAAATTAGACTGGCATCAGATCAGTCGCGGATATAACAACCGTGAGAATGGTGATTTCGATTTGCTTCCCAGTTATCTTGGATCGGGTGGATCCTTTGATGCTTTTTACCACCCCTATGATGACAAATTTGCCATAAAATTACCACGAAAAAATAGTGAATCGTGGAGTGAGAGTGATGCCGATAATGGGGAAAGAATTATGAATTGGAGAATGGGTAAGCCGACAGGACGTGAGATCCAGGTTGGGCAACCTCTTCCTTCGATTTTAGAAAGTTATGGTTATCCGATTGCATCAGAACTGAATGTCGATAACAGGTATATGGTTCAGCCTTACATTGAGCCTTCAACATATGCTCAGGCGACGAGAAGGAATCGAAAGAATAAGAGGCCAAATGATGACGTAACAAATCGTTTGTTGCATCACACTTTTGGTGATCGATACCCCTCGAACTTTGGTATTGATCAGACGGGCAATTACCGATTTATAGATCCAGATATGGATTACAAAGCCACATATGATTGGTGGCCGATTGGTGGTTATGATTACAGAGGGGCAAAGACGAAGGCAAAGACGCAAGGAGAAGTCTTACAACAACGATTAGACGATTACGGCATACAGTTGCCAGCAAGTTCTTTGTTAAACACACTTGACAAGTATGGATTTGAAAGAGATCATCATTCTCAATTGTTTGATTTATTGACGGCGATAGAACCTTATTCAGATAACCCTCAAAGTGTTTTGATTGATGGCAAGGCCGAATTTTTGGAGGGCTACTGATGGTTTTCGATAAAGCATGGGAACTCATGAAGGCGTACCGTGAACCCTCTTTATGGCATGGAACACTTTCTGAAAATGCTACGAAAATTTTAGAAGAGGGGTTTGAACCCTGGACTTTTGGTGCTTTAGAAAGAGAAGAGGCTGAAAGATACGCTGAAGATCGATGGGATGATAGTCGGGATTCTGGACCTGCGGTATTAGGTTTTGATGTTCCAGAAGGAATGGATATGATTGATCCTCGAACAGAAGGTTATGATTTTGGCTCAGACTATGGGCATTACATTGTGAAACCTCCAATTCCTCCTAAATACATACGCCCCTATGCAATAGGACATAACAAAATGACATATCAAGAATGGAGTGATTTTCTTAGAATGTTGCGTATATCGGATAGACTTGATTCGTTTTACTCAGAACTTGATGACGAGGCTTGGAGGCGAGGGCAATGAGTTCCTTTGATGCTGCTTGGGATTCCATCGCAAAAGAATGGACTCCTGGTTGGCGTTATCGGGCTGCGGCTTTGCCGACTCTTGGCAAAAAAGATTTGTTGGGAATGTTTAATGACCAACCGTTTGAAAAAATTAAAGACTACGGGCAAGGTCAAACAATGCACTGGGTTCTCCCCCATCCAAACAATGACAACTTCATGGTAAAAGTTCCACGATCTATCTTTGCGGATATATCGGGTTTTGAACGCCCAATGTATGAACCTGAGTTTGATCCAGCAGAACGTTTTGGAACTGATTGGAGAGGGAAGAATCTAATTCAAGAGATGGAGGATTTAGGATTCCCTGTTGCTTCCGAACAGATGGCTGGCGATGGTTATTTGGTTCAGCCCCGACTTGAGATAGATCATCCCGATTTCGGCAAGAATTGGAAAGGAAGACCACGAAAAGGGGTGGCTGATATGTTGTTAGAACACGCAATTTCAGATCGTGGCAGTTCAAATTGGGGCATTGATCAAACAGGGAATTGGAGAATGCTTGATGTTGATTTAGGTTTGAGCGATCCAAGTGATTATTGGCCGAGTAGTGCAGAAAACATCGGTGAAACACTTCAACAAGGGTTAGACAAATGGGGAATACAGTTGCCAGCAAACAGGTTGTTGAACTTTATGAGCAACATTGATCATAATAGCAAATCTCTTCAACATTACCTTGAAACAATTGAGCCATATTCGGACAATCCAGATAAAGTTGAAGTTGATGGCAAAAGCCCCTGGTCGGAGGGATATTGATATGATTAGGATTTTTGAAGTTGGACCACGTGATGGGCTACAAAACCTGCCGCACGTTCCATCGACAGAAGATAAAATTGAACTCATTAGGCTGCTACGTGATGCTGGCCTTACTCGAATAGAGGTTGCCTCATTCGTTCATCCAAAGGCAGTTCCTAACATGGCCGATGCAAAAGATGTGTGTGATGCCTTCGATGACAAAACTGGATTCTCTGTTCTCATCCCAAACCAGCGTGGCCTTGATCGGGCAAGGGAATGTGGGATGACGCAATTCAACATTTTCTTTTCACCCATGAATTCATTCAACCTTGCGAACTATGGTTTAACACAGGAACAGATAATCGCCAACTATGAAACATCGCTGAAAGGGATCCCAAGAGATTGTATTCGAGTGTATATTTCAGAAGCGTTTGAAGCAACGATTGATGAATTAGCAAAAGCGGTCAAAGAAGGTTTGAAGTTTGGAGATCGGATTGTTTTGTGTGATACCAAAGGAACTGCTGATCCGTTTCAAATCGCAGTATCTGTACGGGCAACTCGTTATTTGACAGAATTCATATCTCTACATTTACATCAAGGAAAACATCTGATGGATAACGTTTCAACAGGATATGAACTTGGTGTTCGAGAATTCGATGCGAGCATAGGTGGATTAGGTGGTTGCCCGTTTGTTCAAGGATCTGGTGCTAACCTCGCAACTGAGGATTTGGTCAAGTGGTGTAATCAACAGGGCATTTCCTGTGGAGTAAAGTTGTCCGATCTCAAAGCGGCTCGCAAGTTAGCGCACAAGATCAAGAGTCCAACGATTAGGATTGCGGTTAAAAACAAATACAACGAAACAAAGAATAGATTCAAGGCGGTGTGGTTTTGACGGCCTTCGACACCGCTTGGTCTTTGCTCAAAATGCCGTTTGTAGATCGTGGGCTTACTGCAACTCGTCTATATCAAGGTCGAAGAAGGGGAGAAGAAGATACAGGCTATTGGACTCCACATAAAGACAAGGCAGTTGCATACGCACTTTTTGGTCCAAGATATGATTACGACGACGAACCTTTTGTTGATTCAAAAGTTGATATTCCTGAAGTTTGGCAAGTTGATGCACCAAAAGAACACATTCCTTTGCCTCTTGATATGGATTACGTCGGTTTGGGTGATGCTTCTGGTGCAGTTGATAGAAGGCGTGTAGCATTTGAGGACAAAGACGGAATTATTTCGTCATTCAATCCCATTCGCATTCCTGATAAAGAATTGGCGAAAATAATCGCTCAAACCTTTATTGCAGATTATCATTCAGGTGGTCGGTTTTTACAAGGCGATTCAATACCCAAAGAAAATTTTGAAACCGCTTTTGAGATGAGGAATAGCCCTTCATCGTTTTCAAATTGGGAGGGTCTATATGTTGATGATTCCGATCCTTCAAACGAAGAACTGATGGAATCACTTTCAACTCAATATGACGACGACCCTGAAGGCGAGATTGATTGGGATTCGCTTACAACAACGATGGGCAAGTTGAAAAGAGGACAGTTAATTGATTTCATGCACAACTTGGAGGCTTACGAATGACGGCATTTGACACGGCTTGGCGATTGATGAAGTCTATTGACGATGATTCCAATGACGATGAGTTCATTGACAATTCTCAATTCAATAATCCAGTTGCCGCAAAGGTTGATGAAATAATGGATATATTCGGCGGCTCATCTCCACTGGAATGTTATTCATGTGGATTAGAAGGTCCAACTTCAACATTCGTGGGGTGGCATGGTGGGCGTGGGCGAAAATGTCCCGAATGTGGGTCTTATGAGGTTCACAAATACGATCCATCCATACCTGTTAATCCAGAATGGCTCGAAGACCAAAAAAAGAAGGACAAACAACCCTAACAGGGCTGAGAAGGTTTAATTTATAACCTCAACCTCGCAGTTAATGTGCAAGAGGCTTTGCTCAAGCGAAGGCAACGTTTGTTTCGTATGCTCATGAAGCATGGATTGACCAATTATAGATCTGGAATTAGACCAGAATTGGAATCCGTCGAATCATGTGGTTTTAGTTATCAACGTTGATCTACGTGTTTTTTTTTGAGGGGATCGGGCTACGCTCGAAACCATGCTTAATTAGAGAAATCTCGCTAAATTTTTTTTTCCGTTGGAATGGCTTTATGTTTTGATGCGACTTGCGTAATTTATGCCTAAGCCATTTGACACCGCTTGGGACTTGCTCAAAATGCCTATTGTTCCCCGTTCTCTTGTTCAAGACAAAAACGACAAAAGCAAGTATAGTGCTTCATTTAGAGATCCAAAAACAAATGAAATAATCCCTATGGAAATTGGTTTGGGAACGGGATGGTCTTATTCTAAAATTAAACACCCTAATGAAGAATGGCCTCGTTCTGAAACATCAATGACGAATTGGGGGTTTGACGGCTTGGGGAACAGTTATCAGGCCGACCAAACAAATACTCAATTGGAATATAGTAGAAGAGGATATGCAACCGCTTTGTATAACATTTTGGCGCACCTTTTGAAAGACAAGAGATACAAGGGTGTAATACGCGCAAGCGATGAACAAGCCGAAGATGGGCGAAGTTTTTGGCAAAATGCAAGGGCGACGGGAAAAACAAGTAAATACGGTTCATGGAGGGATGATTTGTATGACCGCCTTTGATCAAGCGTGGGCGTTATTGAAAATGCCAATACAACCATACACCATAAGAGAGGTTGATGCCCCAGATTTTGAAAGTGTGTATCATGCCGATTTTTATGATCCCGAAAGTGATGAAACATTACCAATGGAAGTTGGTATATCGGGTGAGTATAACTCAATTGAAGGCTTAATCCGAGATTCTAACCAAAATAAACCAAATAGAACAAGAGCATTTGCTCGCTATGACGAGGGAGATCAAAGGGTTATGAACATGAAAGATGTTGAAACTTCTGAACCGTTCCGAAGAAGGGGGTATGCTTCTGGCTTGTATGATTTGATGGCTTATGCCTTATCTCAAAGAAAAAAACCATACAGATTAGAACCTGATACAAGCCAATCACAAGAAGCGCATGAAATGTGGAATGCCAAAGCACCAAGCGGCCATTGGCCTCCAGAAAGAGCATGGAGGGATGCGTAGTGACCGCCTTCGACACCGCTTGGGCTATTGTGAAGATGCCTATTGTTCCTAACCAGTTAGAATATCTCGGTGAAAGCCCCAACTTGGGCGGCGAAGATTCCTTTTTTACGGAAACAAAAAGGTGGAAAACAATGTTTCAAGATCCTAAAACGCAAGAATTGCTTCCCTTGTTTGTTGATTATGGGAATTATTTGAATCGAGAAGGTAAGAAATATCAATCGTTCAAAGGCTCAATCGGTGATGATAAACGGGGTGGAAGATTGCGGTATGAGGGTGATGATAGACGATCTATAACGGGAGTCAATTTTCACGATAATGTTGAAAGTCGCCACCCTTATTGGACTGAAACAAGAAAAGATCATAGAGAGAAAGGTTATGCTTCCGCTTTGTATGATGTGATTGCTTATTTGATGCAAAATGAAGGGGAATATGCGTTAAACCCTTCACATGAACAAAAAGCGGCTGCAAAAGAAATGTGGAAAGGGCGAGAAAAATGGCCTGTGAGGGATGACCTATGAGTGCCTTCGACACCGCTTGGGAATTGTTAAAAATGCCAGCCGCAGATCGAAGATACACGCTTACAGAAGATGACATTAAGCGCATATCACAACTCGCATCTGAGGGCATGAGTCAAGCAGCAATTTATAGATTGTTCAACGAAGAAGGAATTCCAGTAACAAGAGGGATCGTTCACTATTGGGCAAACGAAGCCTCTCGAATGAAGCAACGTGAGAAGAATGCGCTTCGACGGTATGAACCAGGATCAGAAGAGAATGCGAGAAGGATTGTACGTGATCAAGAAAAGCGTAGAGAAAATTGGGAAGCAGATCCTGATATGAAAGAACGACATGAACTTCAATCAACAAAGGATGAAACCCGATCAACAAGACACACGTTTAGAGGAAAACCAGTTGAAGAAGCCATGAAGCGACTTGAAAGTGGTGAATTGAGGCGACCTAATGCTAAGGTTTCAGAAGAAGATCTAAACAAAGCCATGTCGGGTCGATTCCCTGCGCGTTATCCAGGCAACTGTGTTGTTTGCCAACGATCTATCTCACCAGGAGAAGAAGTCAGATACAATCGACTATTGGGTGGTATTTCCTGTCCGTTTGATTGCGGGAGGAATTACATTGTCTGATGTGTTTGAACAGGCATGGGATTCTATCGTCAAGATCGATGAGGGGATGTGGGAAGAGATCTATGCCCCTCTCTTGGCTGAAACTGCGGGTATGGGCAAAAAACAGTATGCGCGCCATACTGTTGATTTTGTTCCTACATCCTTTGCTATGGATGTTATGCGAAACAGATCATGGAATCAAGACTTGATGGATGATGATTGGGAAGAATTGATTTTGGATAGCAATAATCACGGAACTGGTGATACTGGCTTTACAATGGATGAATTGATGGAGAGTATAATGGATCGAGGTTTTACGATGGAGGGGGCGAACAGACATGGGAGAATAGATCCTTCTTTTGAGGTGAACCCGCATGGATTGGATATGTATGAAGGAAATCACCGACTTCTTGCTTTGAATGCTTTAGGTGCGCCCCATGTTCCTTTCATGGGTCGTGGAGTGAAGGGAACAAAGGCTAACAATGCACCACACAAAATGCCTCTTTCACAAGAAGCATTGAACCTTTGGGGAAAGCGTGAAAATTATTCCCTTGCTGATTACATGACAGGAGGTTCACCTCAAATACCCCCTTCTTGGCTTTATGGTCGTGAAATGGTTCCCGGTATGGGTCGCCTTGAGCCTGTGAACAGGTTGGGTGAACCTATTGATATGTTCACGCACATAAGCGAAACAGATTCTAATATGGATTCTTTAGAAGCCTTTCATGCTCGAAATAAACGTGAGCCAGTAAATCCATTCGATCCAAAATCAGTCAGTCGTAATCAACAACTGTTACAAAGCGAAAACTTTCGTAACAAGGCCAAATGGAATTGGAAGCAAAAACCTTCTTGGAAAGTAGTGTTTGATGATTGAAGGTGACGAGCAAGTATTGTTCAGATCGCCCAAAATCCAAACGTGCGTTGTTCGAGAGTAACTACGTGATAAACAGGAGTCGCTACTTGCTCGCCAGTTTTGGAAATGTATTTTTATAATTAAAGTCTCTCTATACACTTACTGATTAAGATAAGTTCTTGACTGATAGTACAATCCGTCATGCATGGGCGAGGCTTTATTTCAGGAAGCCTACTCGACTATGATTGAGAAGATGACCCCTAAAGATCTAAAAGTGATGGATGAAGAATATCTACGCAGATTTCCGCAAATGCCACTTCGAGATGATTTTGGCGCAATCACGCAGTATTCAGGTGGAGGGTTTGCCGATGAAGGTTTCCGATCAGCAGGAATCCCGATCTTATCAACTATTGACGCATGGAAACCTGCAAACGATGTCAGATTATTAAATCAAAAAGAAGGTGAAGTCCTAAGTGGTTATCTTGGCAGAGATCAAGGCCAAAGACATCCAGATGATATGGTTGAGCATTACGCCGACATCTCACAAGGAAAAAAGATTCACTTTCACGCATCGCCTCCGTGTCAAGCATTCACAAGAGCGCAACGACAAGGAACGAGTGTTGCGGCTAAAACACCCGAAGAAATGGAAGAAGATAGAGTCGCTGCTATGCCTTTGATTGGGGATGCTCTCTACACAGTAGAACAGATGATAAAACACCCTGATATAGACTTGGCATCATGGTCACTTGAAGAAGCACCAGATGTTGCTAAATATCTAAAAGAAAATCCACATTTTCTCGATAAATATGTCTCCCCTCCCTTTAAGAAAAAGGTAATGGGACTATTGACGAATCATCCAAAATTAGATGCAATTGACTTTGGCGCACCTACTACAAGAGGTCGAACATTTATCGGTGAAGGATGGAATGCAGAACCTACGCATTACAATTCAACTTACAAACCAAAACCAGGTAGGCTACCTAACCCTTCTGTGCTTGATTTTTTGCCACATCTTCAACGAGAAGAAGAAGAGAACAAGCCAAATAAATTAGCAAAATTGACTGATTATAGAGATAAAGGTCGAATCAGTCAAGAAGTTCTTGATCACCTCATGGCTCAAGGTTACATTTCACAATCGGGTGGCATCAATCCAGGTAAAGGGGGTGCTTCTTGGCGTAACATAAATTCAAAGCATCCAAGTCAAGAAGGCGGTCCTGGAACGGCTTTCCTACACAGAAAACCACTCACTTCATCTGTAACTGGAATTACACATAACAAACCATCGCATATGTATAATCGGTATTTGACCCCTCAAGAAATCATGATGCTTCAAGGTGGGCGACCTACTTACGATCTATCACCAGCAGAAGGACAGTATTGGCGTAAAACTAATCCACGATCAGGCAACGTAAAATCAATTGCTGCTGTTGATCAAATAATTGGTAATGCAGTTGCCCCTCCAGTAGCAAGAGCAATAGGCAGATCAGTAGTAGGTAACAACCTCCAACGCAGGTTGATGGATTATAATTGAGGTGATCGCATGAATTGTTTTGAAACGGTTTGGGATTTCATCAAAGCAATTCCAGAAATTGATCTCGATGATTTTACGCTCGATCAGGTGGTAAATACAGATTATGTATTTCCAAAAGGCGGCCAAATTATGAGGCACATGAAAACCCCTCAAGGAAAAAAAGAAATGGCGATGATGCAAGCAAGGAACATTGATTATCCATTAGAAGGGATAGATCTTCCTAAATATCAACCTAAAAACGCATGGAATTTGCATGAGGAACTAAGACCTTTGCTTGGTGGTTCAGCAGTTCAAGGAAAGCGATGGGATTTTCTCTCTTCACCAGGAAAAATGATAAATAGAACTTTTTCATTACCAACTCATATGTGTAATGTTGGGGGGAAACTACGAGAAGTTCCAGGTTCAGTTTGTGAACATTGTTATGCACACGGAAGTAATTATAATTACAATGCAGTTCAACAAAAATTGCTTCGTAACTACAACGCTTTGACCAGTAGCGATCCTGTCGAATGGGCATCAGCCGTTGCAGGTGCAATTCCTGGTGAAACAACGAGATTTCCAATGTTCAGATTCCATGATTCAGGAGATTTGCATTCTGCATCACACGCTTCAATGATTGCGGATATTTCTTCTAATAATCCAGATGTAATGAATTGGCTTCCAACAAGAGAATGGGAAATGATTGCCGATTTAGTTCGAGCAAGAGGGGGAGATCTCCCTCCTAATTTTGTTCCACGTATATCTTTGCCAATGGTAAATCAAACGCTTGATAATGACGAAAATGAACGAAGAGGTGTTGATTCATTACCTCAAGAGTTGATTGATTTGATACAGGATAACCCTCAAGTAGATTATTCAACTGTTATTACAAAACCAGAATATCGCAGTAGCCGTTCATCTGTTTTATGTCCTGCTTCAAATCCAATAGTCGGAGGTAATACCTGTGCTGATAACAAATGTAGTGCTTGCTATAATCCAAAAGTCAAAGCAACGGAGTATTTCAAACATTGAGGCAATACTATGAGCGAAATTTTTGAGAAGGCTTGGTATGATCAGTTCAAGCGCAATAAGCGTGATCGGCCTGAGATGGGTACGGTTTCTCTTGATGGCGTTACGGCATATCCTCTCGAAGATAGATCAGGTAATCTCAATTTAGACCGAATGACCAATTTTCGAGTGGGCAGACCACACAACATAGAGGCATTCCGTAACATCGACTCTACGAGTTTGCATTTAAATCCCGGTCGTATAAAATCTACTGGGGAAATCAGACCAAATACTGGCGCATTAAGCGTTATGAGAGGTCAAAAACCAATAGCGATTTCCAACGTATTGCCAATCAATAATCCTTTCTTTAGATTAGATGAAAAGGCGCAACGTTCAGCATTTCTTGGCAATCCTGAACGGGATCGAAAAGCAAATCGAACTGCCCATATGTGGACGGCAGGAGATCTGAGTGCGGCAGAATTGAATGCGATGATGGGTGGGACACAAACACCTCAACAAATTCTTGGCATGACTGATGATTTGGTTTTAGATCGAAACGACTTTGGCGACAGTATGTTATCATGGAAGTATGGTGATGATCTGTACGAAGCCCCTCGTTTTGCATATGAGGTTTATGATCTGGAAGATAAGTCATTGCCACACAATAAAAAATGGAAAATGGAAAATCGAAAATACCGTGATGATTTTGCTTTGCCATTCCGTTCCGCACGTGGTCACAGAGTATCTGGTTCAGTAGATCCATTGCTCAGAATACCGCTACACTTCGCTGGTCAGCAAGCACCTGAACTCGCACGTCAAAGCAAAGGAGGCCGATATGTTGAATGGGAACATCCAGAAACGGGCTATCGCTATGAAGGCGTTCCTGTTCCATTGAGTTTGACTGGTGATTATGATCAACCTGCGGTTTCGAGAGGTATTTCAACTGGAACGCATGGATTGTATTTTGATCCACGTGATTTGACGGGCGCAGGAAGAGAGGTTTGGGATTCCGCTTTATCAGGCGATGTTATTCGCAGAGCGTTAGAGAGCATACAAATACGAGATGAAATGAGTCTTGAAAAGATGCCGCATCCATCTTCGGGGGATTTCAGCCGAAGGCAAGCATTACCAACTGCGTTTCGACTTCAAGGGGTCAAAAACAATACTATGTATTCTCAAATAATGGCAGCATTACGTGAAACGCTTGGTGATCGTGAAATGATTGAAACGTTTGGCGGTGGTGGAGGACTCTCATTGGGGTTTAAGCCATCAAAAGCAATCATTAACGACATAAACCCCGACATAGGAAACCTGATGCGAAGAATCATCCGAGAACCAATGAAAATAGACCCGGAACAATACAATGTGGGCGTTGGCGAACCAATCACAATCCCTCATCCATCATTAGGTCAAATGAACATTGGAACAATGACGGAAGAGATGAAGAATCGTTTTGGTGAAGGCAACAGAACCTTTATTCCAGCACATTTTTACAATCTTCGCAATCAATACGCTGGATTAAGGGAAAAGGCTGCAAGTGGAACTGCAACTCCCGAAGAACACGACAAAATGGCTGAAATCTTCTATATGCTTCAATTGACTGGCTTCAACAGTTTGGTTCGATACGGCAAAGGAAAAGAATTGCCTTCATGGGATAATCCATATTCAACTCCACCAGGAACTACACGTTCAAAGCACCATATCCCCGAAGATGAAGAATTAGCAGGTTCGTTTTTCCAACAAATGAAGGATGCTGGACTTTACGACGCTGAAAAAGACCGATACAAAGGCCGTATTCAACCAGGGGGCAACGCTTTCCGACCAACTCCAATTCGAGGGGGAATCGGAGAACACGATTTCGCACCCTGGCATGATGCTATGAAAGACTGGGATTGGAGGACTGGAAATGCTTTTGAGTTCTATGATGACATCAAAGACCAAATGAAAGCCGACAAGAACCTATTGACATTTGACCCGCCTTACTTTGGTGAAGAGGGCGCACATGGTTTCTTTGGAAAAGATGAGCAAGAACGGCTTATTCAACAAATGATTGATGCAAAGGACAGGGGCATTCCGACTATGGTTTTCAATTCAATGCATCCTTCAATTGTTGAACCGTTGCGTGAGGCTGGATTCCACATTGAACCATTAGATCGAAAAGACCTTTCAAGTTCCGATCCAAACTCAAGAGGAACGGTTGGAGAACTTATGGCTATGGCGAACATTGATCAAGACGCATTCCAAACAGCATGGGAGAGGCGTAAGAATCCCCCACCAGCGCAACGCACTTTGTTCTAAGGAATCGGTTGTTGCATACTTGGCGGAGTCATTGGAGAATGAGAGATCCCACCTGCGCCATTTGAACCTTGACAGGTTCGGAAATCGGTGATTATTTTATTCACAAAATACTCAAACGAAACATCAGAAGGATATTGAAGAGATTGGCTGTAAAGTTGAATCCATTGAATATCTGAACTGAATAAGCGAGCAAAAGAAGTTTGAGTCGATTGGGATAACTGGCTGTTTTGCCAATTTGCTTCTTCAATTAAAGCCTGTTCAGCACTACCGTATATTCCCGACCATTGTTGCTGTTTGTTGTTAATATTTCCATATCCATAGATCGGGTTTCCTAAATGACACAATAAACCAATGGCTGCATCCTTACAAAAATTAGGTGCTTTGCCATCGTTTTCAGCATAGCGTGTAATCCATGAAGTAACGCTTTGCGGATCATTAGTCATTCCAGATAATGCTACGTTGTAAGATCGAAGTGTGTGTACGGCTTCAATCATATTGACTTCGCTCATGTCATTGCCACCGTATAACTCTTATTTCATATTGTTTATACCGTCATAGTTCATATACCTGTCAAACATGGGAGGTATCAATGGGCAAGCACGTTTCTGTTGTTATGAGAGAGCAACTTTTTGCTAAAATGGAAGAAGAAAGAGGGCGTGAGTCTAAATCTTCCTTTGTTAATCACGCGCTTGCGTTTTACTTCCAAAATAAAGACAAGGTGAAGCAAGATGAATAAACCAGACCCTGAAAATCGTAGCCTATATCCTCCGCCATACGCCGCAGAGGACTCAAACCGAATTGACATCAATCTTATTGCTATGTTGCTATGGCAATCACTCTTGACAGGAATCGCTGTTGCAGTTTCGCATATGGGATGGTATCTTCCAGAGGCAGGTGCTGCTGAAATGGGACTCCAGTATGGCTTAATCTGTTTTGGATTCCTATGCGTTTCAATGGTACTGTTTCATGTAGGAGGGGTTCGTGACTCTTTAGCATTACGAGCCGAATTTTCGAGAGAAAACCAAGTAGATAAGTGGCAAAGACAACAAGCGCGTTTGAATCAACGCAGAGCAAGTAAAAATCGTTACTGGCACGATCAACAACAGCCTGGTAATGGTTACGGGAACAATCAGACTCCCTCACAATTCGGAGTTCCTACTCAAATCCCTCAAGTTATCGCAAGTAGTCATAATAAGGAAGATGACAACTGATAGGATCTAAGGGTGGCATCATGTGGCCTTTCACTACACAACAAGAACGACAAACAGAAGCCATGTCTCAGATTTTGGCTGAAAACGCATATGAGCGAAAGATGGAACGGGCTACTGGATGGGTACGGACTTTTATTGCTTTGATCGGGGGTGTTGCATTGACATTTATGATCTTAATCGGCTTGGAATCACTCGAAATAAATCCTTCGGACGTATGGACTTGGATCAAAGGATTATTTTCTTGAATAAGGTGGCATAATGTCTGCTCTAATCGCAGGGCATATGCTCATGGCATCTGCATCAGCATTTTATTCATTTTATAGAATTCTTAGACCATATCGAATCGGTGTGTATGGTCCTTCAATGGTTGGAAAAACAACTCTCGATCAATACCTTACCGTTCCTGGTGACATTGATCCAATCCCTCTTGCTATGAGAACCGCACACCCCAAAGCAAACACTCATACTGGATTTAGAGAGCCAAACGAAACAAGAAAACAAATTCGTTTAATTAAAGACAAAAAACCAATTAGAACAACTGATTTAGCGGGAGATGCGATGTTTCGCAATCTATGGATCGATGATATGTTTCGTAGAAATGTTGAATTGATAATATTCATGGTTGATCACAGAGCAATGACCTCACCACAGTTTGCTATGGATGCTTCTGCCAGCCTTTCATACTTAGTTGATAACATTACAAAAAAAAGCATCACTAAGAACATAACTCGAAAAGCAAAAAGAAAATCAAAAAAGTATCAGCCAAAGTTAATCTGTCTCATGATTAACAAAATGGATATTTGGTGGGATGATCGGGCGCAATACTTGTGGCAGATGGGATTGCGAAAAGAACACCCAATAGTTGCGCCGTTTCGTGAATCATTGAAACGTTTGAGGAAAGCAGGCTATCGTGCTGAGATCATGGCAATGTCATCACAACACGGAATAAATGTTGAAAAGGGTTTAATTGAATTATTGGAGTCTTTGTAAGAAAAGCCTTATGATGTTGTCAGTTATGGGAGGGTTAATGGCGTGGAATGCTCAGGCGTTGAATCCGATGTCGTATTTGCCTTATCAAAGGGGCTTAACATTAAATGGTCTTGACAATGAACAATTGAAAATAGTTTCTGCACAGACAGGAATTTCATTTGAATTGTTAAAGTCCCAACAACGTGCTGAAATGGCAAGTGCAGGTTCAACTGGAGATGTAGGTGATGAGCAATTGATGCCTACTGTTGAGATCCAGTTAAAATCAAATCCAAAAAACCCAAACAAAGCGCGTCGAAAAAACATCAAAATGTTGCGAAAAGCACTCAGACCCCCAAATTACAACTTAGGTTTGTTTAAGATATATCGCTATAATGCTGCACATGAATGTGCTTGCTGTGGAGTTGATATTCGGAGATTTCTTGAGGGGGATAATGCTTATGCTCACATTGTTGATGAGAGAACATCTCTTTCCCTTGCCGACATCTACTGGTTTGATGAAGAAACAGGTAATGCAAAAAAGCCATTGGCGAGAACGCATGGTGATCACGGCGATGAAATGAATAGTTCGCTTTGCCCTGCCCATCTTCACATTTACCACACTTTGAAATCATTGGTTCAAGAACATGAAATGGCGGAAGAAGGATTTTCACGAATCGCCTCAAAGGGAACTAAATTCACAAAGATACCAGGAGTATCTGCTCTGATGGGATCTGGTTCATCAAAGAATAGAAGCACTCCTGAATCATTGTTAAAGTATGAAGAATTCTTCTCTTTAATTCACAAAGATGCACAGCATAGCAAAGGAGTTAGTTTAACAACTCTCCCAAATCCAACAACAGGAATAGTCGATATTGTTCAAGTTACATTCGATCTTCGTGCATTACAAGCGGAGTCGGTATTGGCTCAAAGAAATGCAATGGCAACTGGAGTTCCTATGCAAAATGCTATGAATACGGCAATGATGCAACAACAAATGCCGCCTGTAACGCAACAAACGGCAACACAAGTATAAGGGTGAATAAATATGGGATGGTTTAGCAAGAACGATACGCAAGCAAGCACACAATTTGGATCGCCAAATGGAAATATGGGTATGCAAGGAATGGGTATGCAAGGAATGGGTATGCAAGGAATGGGCATGGATCCTTCAATGATGGGTATGCAAATGGCTCAAAATCCAATGATGCAACAAATGGCTAATGACCCTATTACTGCAACTGCACGTTTGCTTCAACTAAACGATCCAGTAGCACAATTCATAACAACACCAAATATTGGGCTGGTCATGGACTTGATCGGGGAAGTCGTTAGATTGTCAATTAAAGAGTTCTTTACTCAAGTTTCCTTTACTCAAGACGATACAGGCAAAATTATTCTTGATGCGGCTTCTTTACCACCTGCAATCAATACGCTTTCACCAGAAAATCTTGGTTTGACTATGACTCGCCTTCAATCTTCGGCGCAACAAACCATCGCAATGAATGAGCAACAGAGGCAGATGTTTATGCAAGCACATTCGATGGGGATGAATATGAATCCGCAACAACAACCTGGATTCTTCGGCAGTTTGCTCGGAGGTATGCTCGGTAATCAAGTCCAGCAACAAGGCGGCTTCGGAACGACAGTCGCTAAGGGTGCAGCAATGGGGGCGACTGTTATATGAAACAACAACAAGAAAATAACCAACAATACACTCAGAGTCATTACGACACGACAATTCAATTGATGAGTCCAAGCAAGATGATTGTTGAGAGCGCAACGATGATTTTCATTATTTCTTTTATGCTTGCTTCCTTTGTGATATTGATTTGGAGAGGTTCGACGTTATCATCGACTCAAATTCTTTTAGGAACATTTGGTTTGCTCTTTACCTTTGCATTAGCAGTTCGACAATTTGCTTCTTTTCGGTAGCCTCATCGGGTGTGAGGCGGTTTAATCCGTTACCGTATAGCCCTCTGCTAACACGGTTCGATCAAGATGGCGATGGTGATTTTGATATGGATGATGTAAAAATTATTTTAGGCAAGAAAGAAAAGCCAACGAAACAATGTGCAGCCATGACAAAAAGTGGCAACAGATGCAAACGAAAGTCCGATCTTGATGACAATAACTTGTGTTATATGCATAGAAAGCATGAATAAGCCAATAAACACAACGAGCGTGGGATAAATTATGGCTGGTCGTCAGACACGCAAAAATTGTGCGTTTTGCCAACACCCTAAAAGAGATTTACTTGAAAAGCAAATACTTGAAGGTTCATTAGACGTTCAAGATTGCGATCATCAAAACCAATGGGCGGAAGGAACATCTCATCGGCATATGCGGAGGCACTCTGGAGAATATTACAACAACAGTAATACTCAATGCCCCATATGCACAGATCCAAATCGCTCACACATTGAATCTGCAATACTCGAAGGAAGGGCAGGCATTGATGACTTTGCTATTGAGTTGGGTATTGCCAGTAGTTTGGTATCAAACCACATGGAAAAGCATACAAAACCAATTATTCAACAACATATTCACATAGAAGCATTGCCAAATGCAATGAAAACGGTTCATGAATCATTAGGCCGTGTTGAAAAAAATATGAATCGTTTAGATCGACTTCTTGGCCGAGTTCTCGATCATGTAGAAAATCAATTCGATGATGAAGAAGAAGTTATTGAAATGCGCGATGTTGAAACAGCATTAAAGGTACATCGTGAAGTTAGAGATACTTTGGTTGAACTGGCAAAATGGATGGATAAGGCTGAAACCATTGAAGATAAGCAATCAGTTTCTATCTTAAATGTTTTACAACAGTTTTACACAGAAAAATCACCTCAAGAATGGATTGAGTTGAAAAGTCGATTAGTTTCTTCTGGAGTGATGAGTGAATGAAATCAGTCCGACACTTGATGCTCAAAGATATGCCTGAGCATGATTCTATTCTAAACACAAAAATTCCAAAAGATGAATGGACTGTTGAAGATTTGCTTTTTTATACAGATTCAGTTGATCAGGTTGTTAAGCGATGGGTGGAGGCTATTTCAGAACACCTTGAATATCCGAGCGAAGTGGTTTCAAACATATGGGGTTCTTTGATTATGACTCGTTTGCTAATTGATGATTTAAAAATACTAAAAACTAATCCTGGTGCTGATTGTATCTCTTTACTTGACGGAACACAGATTATCACCGATCTTAAACAAAAGATGTTGCCTATGTCAAAATCATATGCGCGTGTACCTTCATTGGCTCAATGGTACATGACCCTGCCAAATGAAATAGATGTAGTGTATAGAGCCATACGACGGAGGTTGAAGGATGGTCAGTAGCAACCCAAGAGAATCTGTTCTTTGGACTCCAAGAACTCAAGAAATTACAGGCGGATTCCGCCCACGTGAGATGATTGATCACGACATCAATCCGAATGAGGATAGTGACGGTTTATCTCATCATGGTCGTGAAACACCAGAAGATACCCATAGTCGTGATCAGAAAGATCCTGCAAAACGAAAAGAACGTGCAGTGGCTGAATTAGAACCAAAGATACCGCATATTAGTATTAAACCAGAAAAAATAGATGATACTTTAGGAAGATCGCCCCAATTTGAACAAGAACAAACTATGCTTGAAGCAGGTATTGGACTGGACATGAATAGAAACGGAATCGGTTTATCAAATGGATTCAATGCGGGTTCTGTTCGTAGCGAAGGACCTAACGTAAAATATGGTCAAAGCAATTCAGTAGTCCCTGCTATGCTTGGAAAAACCAGCGACGAGATATTTAATTTTACTTGGGATAGCATCTCAAAAGGCAGACGGAAATACAAAGGCCGTCATATGTATGATGATGAAGATTCTGATGAAGATGAACGTAAAGGAAAGGCCAAGCGAAAGCGAAAAAAGAAGCGACAGGCAAAGAAAGGGAAGGCGGCACGTGGAGGCCGACAAATCAAATCTATGACGAAGCGACGTGCTGGTAATCTTGAATTGGATGTTGATCGAGGTTCACGTAGGCAAGCGTTTCACCCAATTAAACACACAGAAGCAGTTAGGGGCGTAGGCCGTTCAAGATCAGAGTCTATTCCGCTTCGATTGAGAGATCCTATTGCATGGGAACGAAAAAAGGCGTATGAGCGAATGCGAAGGCAAGTCGGTTCTTTGCCACGTGGATTAACTCACCACGCTGATACAAGAGGTGTGGGAACAAAGCGTGGTGCTATTCAAGGAGGCACAATTGGTCCTGGAACAAAGTTGCCAACCGTTGCACGTATGGGAACTGGGACAACAAAATTTTCAAGAAACGCAATAGGTGATGCTCTTGGAATTCACGATCCTTTAGTTGCTAAATCAGACATTCACAAATCCAAATTAAATATTTCACGTTCCGAGATAATGGCTATGAAACGTAAGATTGAGAAGTTAGTTCAACAACTCAACAAATTGACAAAAGCCACACCTGAACTTGGAAACGAAGGTAAGGTTGGCGCACAGGTAAATGGCGATACTGCATCAGCACCAACTGGTGCAACTAAATTGAATGAGGAAGAGAAACCTTACAGGGCTTTTGTCGATATGGCTTTGAGCAATGAGATGGGATTAACAGGCAAAAGGTGATCTAATGAGTAGATTAGATGATGAGTTTTGGAGATGGTACAATTCTCTTTCATGGTGGGATCAATATAATTTGGAGGGTGTTTGATGCCTCTCGTTGTCTTAGATGATTTTCTTATTCGTAAAGGACATGGATTGTTTAACATTCATGAATTTATTGAGGCTATGTTAAGCACAGATAGTGTTGAAGATGGATATGCTGCACTTCAAGACAGCCATCACGATCTAAACCATGACAATTTTGCAGGGGTCGAAGCCGATGCGGTAAAATTAGCCTCAAATCGAGGGATAGGCGGATTGACACCTCAAGATATTGAAATCATAAATCAAGGCGAGGCAGCAAATCCTCAAGCATGGCATCAAGCATTCCAAAAGGCTGTAAACGTTGGCGCACCGTTGATCAATGAAGCCATTGCTAAGACCAATGAAATAAACAAACAGAAAAATTTTGAAGCAGGTGTGCCGCATCGAGATATACCTATGGCATTTGAAAATGACATGGGAAATTATGTTGCTGTTCAAGCATGGAGGCAACCTGTTATTGGATCGAAGAACGGACAAACTCATAATCAACAAGGTGCGTTAATTACACAATACAAAAGTGCATTGACTGGAAAACCCGAAGCATATGCACGTCCATACGGTATCGGACTCCAGGTATTAAGAAAAGAAAAATATCCTGATCTCAAAATGCCAAAAGCAAGCGATGAAATCAATCCAAGAATTTTACATGGCGATTCGATTTACATTCGAGATGGAAACCTTCGATCAAGATTTGGTCAAGCAGTTCAAAATATAAAAATGGCATATCCAAATTCCCCTCCCGATCAATTAAAGGGAATGGCTCTACAAGCGTTGCGAAACCTTCCTGAATTTGATAAATTCGGAGGAATACGACACAGTAGCGGATTACAATATGGAAACTTTTCTGAGGGTAATATGCAACAAAGGGTAACTGAACAAAAATATGAAAATGCAGATTCAAGAGATTCTTTGTTGGAATTCATACCGCCCGAAGCAAGAGAACATTCAATGTATCGAACAACAGGAAATTCTTATTATCACAAACCTGATCCATCTAATGCACAAATAAAATTTTATGCTAAGCATTTTGGATGGGATGAAGAAAAATCAAGAGAAGTCCACCAAAATGCTTACTCTGGAAAATACGACCACATCTCAAATTCAAGAGATCAACTTATGGCTGCAAAGCGTGATGAATTGTTGGCAAGTGGAAAGAAACTTGATTATTTGAGTCCAGATGCAGTTATGCCAAGAGATGCCAACATTCCCTCTCCAGTTGATGAACAACAGACCCCTTCTGAACAACCAAAACAACCAAACGCAGGGTCAATGTCAGAGTTCTTCAATCCTGCATTTACTGAAACACCAATACAAGAGGCTGTTTCACGGCCTCCGCCTCTTCCAATTCAACCTCCTGCTGAACCTCCCAAACAAAATCAATTTGTTGTCGGTGCTTTACCTGCACCACAAAAACCACCTGCACCCCCTGTCTCTTCCCTAAATGCTTATCCCTCAAGACCAACTCCGAACCAAAGTACGGGGCGTGGATTCTTGGATAATTTGATGTCAAGGCTCGGTTATGCCTACGAAACATTGTTTCCGTCATTTGGTAAAGCCGACTTCTCAAATAAAGATGCTTTGAGTGAAATGCTTGAAAACGTGCAGTTAGAGATCGCTAAAAAAGAAATGAATGTTCCATATCAACATCAAAGCCTTATCAAATCCTCTTTGTCGATCAAATCAATTGAAGATGTAACAAAGGTCGGCAATACAATGAAAAGACCAAATTCCGATATAATCACAGTTTTTCACAGTAGGGGAGATTGGGATAATTTAGCGAAATCTTTCGATATGACAAAAATAGAAGTTCAAATGGTGAAGGTGATTTTTAATGAATGATGATTTAATTTTAAGAGCAAGACTTGATGCACTGGGGTATTCAGACGAATATATTCAAAAAAATGTTATAGGACAAAGTTCTTTACCAGGATCAAGAAGAGGCTCGATTCCCGTTTTTGGTGCAGCGTTACATCGAAAAAAAATGGGGATGAGCAAGGATGATTATAAACAACAGGTAAGGGACAATAAGACTACTGGTCAGCAAACGGCAAGAAATGAGATGTTTGATGCAAATGCTGCGAAAGGAAACATTAACACCGCGCCTCAAACTGTACCAGCAATGACTGAGCCATCAATTAAGAACGCAGATGGCACTACGCAATCCTTACAGGAAGTAGGTATGCAACAAGCGGGGATTGGTAATGATGATGGCTCAGTTACAGGAACAGGAACTCCTGATCAAGTCAAAACAGACACAAAAATGGGTGCAGATGGCAACCCCGCACAAACCACAACAACAGAAGTCCATAATGCCAATGCAGATACTACGGGACCGAGTGGTGCTGGAAATGTTACAGATACAACTCAACAACAGCAACCTGATCAACAACAACCGCAGCAACAACCACAGGCTCAAGGTCAAGGTGGCGTAAATGCTCAAGTTCAAGGAATGGCTCAACAATTCCAAGCGGGACAGGATATGCAAACGGTTCAGCAAGGAAAAGGTGCAGCAGATCAAACATGGGCGAAAAATAGATCTGGAATGGGCAAGTTTTTCGATGTCGCTACTTTTGGTGCAACTGCTGGATTAGGAAAAACAGGCGCAGGTGGACGTAGACAGGCCAATGAGCAATCTCAACAACAGACTAAAAACTACAATCAGGCTCAACAACGCAACAATCAACGAGCAATGGGAATGGGAGCATCAATGCCTATCGCTACATCATTCGATTCTCAACTATCGGCCTATTCCGATGTCTTGTCTCTTAGAAAACAAATTCAAGAAAGAACTACAACTCACAATCTACGAAGGTGATACGATGGAAGATCGTGATGACGCTTTGGATTTTATTTACAAGGGCTTTAGGGATGGCCGTCAAAATCGACGTGATTTTAGACGACAAAGAGGAATTGATCGATTACGATCTACGCTCGCACCAACATTAGAACCTCATCAACGAAGCGGCTACATACAACCTCAACAAGAGATGGCTTCATCACCTCCTGCACAAGAACAACCAACTACATTTGGGGATGATATAACAACCCCTGATGATGAATCAACGCCTCAAAATGAGGCAGCACCAGTTCAAGAAGCGGTTGCATCTCCGCCAACGCTTAGTCCTCAAGAACTCCAAGAACAATTTGCGAATTTAGGCGTTCCAGGCCACAACCCCGAAGGGGGTTCAAATGCAGACCGACACGATTATGTCAATGATGGATTTCCAACACAAACTCCAGACATTACTCAAAACGTTCCCGAAGCAGCACCAGTTCAACCCCAAACACCCGAAAGAAATTTAGGAACTCGCGCAGAGGGAGATGATCCATTTCCAACAAATTATAACGACCTATCTGATGAGCAAAGGAGCAGAATAGTTGAAGATATGAGTCGCAGACATCAAGACTTCAATTTGGGAACTGAACAATATAAGCAAGCCGTAATAGATGGAGTCATCACTCAGGAAGAAGCAGACGAAAAAATTCAAGAGTACAGAAAAAGGGTATTTCGAGAGGTTCCAGAAGAACATCACCCACAGACTCAGACATCAGAACAAATTGCTGAACCGTCTGATGAACAACGGGCTGTTCAAGAAGCAACTCAAAGTGAAGAACCCTTTAAACCTCCGACAAGAGAAGAAACTGAACACAGCAACGCATTTGAAGAGGCATATCCATTGATGTTCGATGATACATCGGAAGTTACTCAAGGCGTACATCGAGGCATAGATGAAGGATGGAACGAGTTCAATAGACTTGGCGAAGAGTTAGAAAGCGAAGAAGCGCAGCCAACTCCTGAGCAAACGCCTCCTAAAGAGCCAACAAAGGAAAAAGCAACTACTGAGGGAAAGAAGCGAGTAACAAAATTGGCAGATAAGTTGAATGCACAAGTTGGCCGATCTATGGGCAATTCAAAACCAACTCCAAAAGAAGAATCAAAGGTTCCAAAATTAGGATCGAGTCCTAAAGGTGAGGATGTTTTGAGTGTCATTGAGATGGTTCGAGATGGCGACGCAAATGCTAAATCAGAATTGTATAACGCTCTTGGTGATTTAGAAGATAATGATTCACCTCATTATGATGATGCTTTAGAAGCGATCAGCGATTTCAATAATTCATCATCGAATGAAAAAAAAAAAGTAAATAGCGATTCTAAGGATAGAAAAACGCAAGATCTCAAAACAACGATTAAGCGCAAACCTAAATCTGATGAATTCACACGTTCTTTGGTAAAGGCATTACCAATGAAAGACCTTAATTTGTTACAAGCAGCATTAAGTCTGTCAAAACCTGCTTATGGAAATGATGGTTTTAGTCCTGTTTTGGTGGATCAATTAGGCCGAATTACAAATATCAAAAACGTAAATCATCCACATACTGCAATGATGCAAATTGCTGAAAATCCCGACACACATTTCCCAATGGATCCCGCATTGTCATTCCCAACTTACAATGTCGGCAAGATAAATCCAAATGCAAAACCCATATATGAAGGACAAAATTATTCAATAGATAATATCGACAACCTAAATCAATACTACCAGGAAGGAAAAAGAAGAAGTAAAAAGCCCGATATGGAAGTGGCTCTACAAAGCGATGATTTTTCAATTCTTGATGGTGGCAAACCAAGATCATTAACCAGTAAAGATCGAAAAGAGATTATAGCCTCGCTGCCACGTAGAGCAAGACAACCCAAACTTCCAAAATTAGAATACGGATCTCCATTCTTTGATCCATCAGGAAACGCTTATGGTGGAACATGGCAACTGCCAATTTTACAGGGAGGAAAATCTCATAGTGGAGTAATGCCTCATGACATTTTAGGCATGAGAACCATAGGAGGGGGAAACTACACTGAAAAATACGGGAACTTTAGTAATATCCAATTCCCCAGTTCCGAAGGTTACAAAGAAGTAGGTAGCATACACCCAAGTGAATTCCGTAAATTGATTCGTAATGTTCACAAAGACAAAAATAAAACCAAAGATGGCAGAGTTCGCATAGGAGAATCTCTATATGATCTGGATCATTTGAAACGTCTTGCAGGAGGAATGGATGATGACATTGCTTCTGAAAAATTAAAGTTTACTCAAATGGCAGCAGAAGATACCAAAGCATATGATGGAGAGGCGGCAGGACCTATCAACATAAGAGGAAGAGGATTTGAACAGTATCAAGCAGAACCAAGTTTCTTTGATTTTATGCAAGCCCCTGAGTTTGAAGATACTAACCCAACTGAATGGACGAGTATGAATGATTTGTTTGAGTAGGTGTAATTATGTCTGATATGCTTAATCAATTATCTGCGAATGTCGATTACGAAATGGGTCGAAAGGATTTCAAGTATTTTTTTGAAGAAATATGTGGGAAGTACGATAAAAAGAACCCCTGGATTTTGACAAAGTTTCATCAGGAGTGGTTCGATCTTTCAGAAAACACAAGCAAAACCTGTATTATTGCGAGCCGTGATCATGGGAAGTCTGTATTTTATCGTGTGTATTTGCTGTGGAAAATGGCCTACAATCCTGGTACAGAAGTTCTTTTCTTTTCACACAGTCAGCACCAATCCATCGAACACATGGGGAAAATGAATGAGTTGATCGAGTCAATACCTGCGTTACAACACCTCAAACCAAAGCGAGGATGGGCTAAACAAAAATTCAAGTTTACTAACAAATCATCAATATCGGCTATGTCGGTTGGCAAGGCTGTGCGTGGAGCGCACCCTGATATTGTTGTTCTTGACGATATTCTTTCGAGTGAAGCCCAAACGCAACTAAAACATATATCTTCATGGTTTTACACGGCATTATTGCCTGTTCTTCACCACACAGCGCAGTTGTGTATTGTTGGAACTCCTTTTTCTTATACGGATCTGTACGCTGAATTGAAGAAGTTGAAATCTTATGCGGTTCGAGAATATCCTGCGATCAATGAACAGACAGGAGAGCCACTATTCCCTGAGCGTTGGTCATTAGAAGCATTAAACAATCGTCGTAATGATATGACTTCAATTGCATTTACACGTGAGTATCTCTGCAAACCAATTGCCAGTGAAGCAAGCCTATTTCCAGAAGAAGTTCTTGAACGAGTCAAGGACGAAGAACTATCTTTGTCCTATTATCCTCATGACGGTGAGGAATACAATTACTACATTGGGTGGGACCCTGCAATTTCAGCAGATCGTAGAGCCGACTATACTTGCATGATGGTAATTGCAGTAGATAAAGATCGGAATAAGCACATCATTCATACTCATCATGAAAAAGGAATGGATTTTTCATCACAAATCGACAAGATTATTGAATTGAATGCACGTTTTAATCCAGTAATTATCGAACTTGAAACAAATAACTTCGCAATAGCATTCAATCAAGTTCTAAACGAGATTAGCGATTTACCAATAAAACCATTCAATATGAGCCGATTGAAGAAAGAGGCTTTAATTCATACCCTTCAACTACAATTTGAACAGGGGAAGTTATCAATACCCTACAAAGACGAAGGAGGAACGCGTAGATTGATGAATACTTTATTGACTGAACTCTCCACGTTCACCATGTTGGATAATGGTCGAATGGAAAGTCTCGGAGGTCATGACGATATGGTGATGTCTCTTGCGCTATCTGTTCAAGCAACAAAGGAATACCGTGATAATATAGTCATTTTGGATGCTGAGGCATGGCAAAGCAGGTTAGGGTGGGCAAATGTTTGATCAACGAATAGAAGGAATTTTTGGCGTAGAATCATCGGAAGATGTTTTGAAGTTGCTTGATGAGAAGTTAATTAGTCAAAAAATAAAGTTGAATCAACAAGAAAAACAGTTGCTTGAGGCACAGAAAAAAGTATCAGGTAAATCAGGTTCAACAGAATCATTGGTTGGCGAAACAGCAACAGAAGAAGAACCTAAAGAAAAAAATTGGATGAACAGCCGTTCTTTGACTGGAAAATTTGCTGATGTTGCTACTTTTGGTTTGACTTCAAATATGGGGAAAACTGGAAAAGAAGGCAGAGGCGGTCCACGTGAAGATGCAGGGATTGAGGGTTTTGACTCTCCCGAAATGGGTGGTGGAACACAACAACCAGGAACATCAGTAGACACGCAAATATCGCCTATTCCAGTAACTAAGACATGGTTTGTTGATAACTTTGGTATGCAAGGTAATGAGATCGTTGATTTGTTGGTAAAATCAGGAAAAGATGAATTAGTTCAAGTGATTGCGCCATTGATCGTTGAAGAACGAAAGGCTTTGCTCAAATCATTCCCGTCTGTTTCACAAGATTTAGTTGAAACATTACCATTCAATGATTTCGATTGGAAGATGTTACAGAAAAACACACAATCATTGGAAATACCATTCAGAAGATTTGTTAAAAGTTGGTCAGATGGAGATCAGGAAAAAGCGTATGAACTTTGGTCAAATCGAATTACAAAAGAGCAACATCTTAGCCGACCTGAACGAAAAACATTAGAAAAAACACAGAAAATTTTAGAGCAGAATGGGAGCATGAATGCTCAATCCCTACAATCATATGGTGTTCAAGGTAATCCTACAAAGATTGCTATGCTCATCAAATCACACGGCTTCTTATACGATATTGTTGCGTTAGGTACTGGCAAGAAAAACAATGATCAGGCCAAATATTACTCCTTGAAAAAGAACGATTTGTTTGTCAAAGACGCAGGGGCTTTGATCGGTAATTTGTTTGATGACGGAGGATCTATTGAAATAAGTCCACGCGGGACTCCAAGAATTATCATTCCTTTCAATTCTAAAGTCCGTAAAGAATACGCCAATGCACTTAACATCGAATTGGGTGTAGCAGGTATTATTGCAGAAGGAGATGGGCTTGTTATTGAGGGCGAATTCTCAGTAACAAAAGCCATAGAGGTTTCATTACCACATCTTAGAGAGAAGCGAAGCGAGGTCGTTATTTTGAAGAAAGCACTTGAAGATGACAAAGATGCTTTGTTTTGTTTGAACTTCTCTCATTCCAGTCCAAATAAGCAAGTTGATTTGTTGAAAAGTCGAAACATCTCACCAGAACAACTTGAAGAATTGAAGAAGGGTGTAATAAATGGCTGATCGAGAAAGAATGGAACGTCTTTTTTCCGCTATCGGAATCGACATGGAACGGCATTCAACGCCTATGCCCACAATGCCTTTGTTTCAAGCAGGAATTCAAGAACCTGCATTATTGCAGGGAATCACTATACCTGCGCTTTATGCTGCTACGTTTGAATGCGTTGTTCTCCGATCAATTCTAAATCATCTTTCTGTTGAAACATTTCGTAAAGGATTCGGATGGAAGCCGAAATTTGTAGTCAAGTGCAAAGAATGTGATGAGGTTTTTCATCAAGAAGTCGAATCATGTGCAAAATGTGGTGGTGAAGTTCGTAAGGCAGATAAATCTGAAATTGAATATGCCGAAGTATTGTTGGAAAATCAAAACAGCATGATGCAAAGTTTTGTTGAAATTCTAAAAGAAATTGAAATGGATTTGAATGTAGTAGATGACGCATATCTTATTTTGACCAAAGAGTATTTTGTTGATCCAGATACAAAGAAAGTCATGTTCTTCCGTGTAAAAGAGATCACACGTGCAGATCCCATTTTCATGCGTATGCTTGCTGATAAAAGAGGTGTTCGAGGGGGAAGTCAATATACCAGTCTTGTCGAAAGAACATTTAGAACGAGCGATCCAAAAGATAAATGCCCAACAACAGGTATGCCAGTTGTTCCTATTCATTACATGAACCTTGCAGGTGTTGGTAAAGGCCAAGTCTATACTGAGGGTGAAGTTATACACATAAGTAAATGGTCGCCTGGAAAGTTGTATGGCCGTAGTCCAGTAGCAAGTATGTGGAGGCAAGTGAATACTCTTATTGCTATGGATAACTATGTTTATTCGGCATATCAGAAGAAACGTATGCCACGTGGAGTTATGGTCATTAAATCATCCAACATGGAAACCGTTGAGAGAACGGCTCGCAATATCCAAGAGCATCTTGAACGAGATCCAAATTACATCCCAACAATTGGTGTAGAAACAGAATCAGGGCGTGGAGGTCTTGAGTATGTGCGTATGATGGACACTCTTGAAGAACTACAATATATCCCGATTAAAGACGATATTAGGCAACGTATCGCCGCATTCTTTGGAGTGTCAAATGTGTTCATGAATGACGTGTCAGGAGGTGGGCTAAATAACGAAGGTATGCAAATCGTTGTGAGCAACAGGGCTGTGGCATATGCACAGTCAATTTACAATCGAATACTATTCCCTCAAATTGCTAAGGCTTTTGAAATTACAGAATGGGAACTCGTATTGAATCCACATGAAGAAGAAGATGAAATCATGCAACTTCGCAGAGATGAAATGGCAATTCGCAACATGATGCAAATGAAGCAAGCAGGATATGAGGCTACATTGCGAGATGGTATTGATGACAAAATACTACACTTCGATTTCAAACAACCAGATCCCCAAGAAGTTGCGGCGGCTGAGGCTCAAGCACAGCAACAGCAAGGAGGGCAGGGGCAACCTGTTCAGAAAGGAGACTTAGAACTCGATCCAAGCATGATGTTTAAGCGAACCACGTTTGATTCCAGTAGAGGCTCAGTACCATTTGCTGATTCTTTGGCTACAACTGCTGGAACCGATTTGCCGCCTTTGAGAACTGCAAGTGAAAACACACGGCAAAGTGGTGGTTCAAGTCCTGGTATGATCCGCAGAGTCGATGGCGCACCAACAGGGGCTTCAATAAAAACGGACAAACGAGAACATAAAACTCCACAAGAGAAAGCCATAGACCATCAAATCAAAGAAACAGAAAAACGTAACGGTTTGGGCAGTTCGAGGGACAATAGTAAATAAACAGGACGTTGTGCGAAAGATGAGTCAGATGTCAGATATTATTAGTAAGATGGATCCAATGGCACGTAGAGCATTGGCTGCAACAGAAGGATTACAAAAAGCAATTGAGGCAAAAGACTCAGATGCGATAAAGGCGCATATCATGGCTGCTGAGAATGCATTGTCAATGCTAAAGTCTGATTTAGCACTTCACGATCAACTCAACAAAGCAATGACAAGAACAAATCCTGCTGAACAATTTATGGGCGTAATACCTCAATATGATAACAATGCCTCAGATTACAACGGCACAGAAAATGCAGTTGCTATGGGTGTTAGTCGTCATGGACGTGCTGCGGGATTCTTCACACCTCATAGGATTGTGTGATTATAATGTGGAAAATGGATGGTTGGAAAAACCCAACTCAGCGAGCGCACATTTATGATATGTTTGTTAAGCAAGAACCCATTCCTAACACTTCTGTATCAACTGCACCTGCAAGGCAACTCCTTGATGAGATCGACGCTGATATTCAAGAATTAGCCCAAAAGTTGGGTGGAATGCATGGCATCGCTGCTCAAACACGCGGGGCTAACGTGGCAGGTGAACCAACCATTGATTTACAAAAGAACATACTCGCCCTACAAGAAAAAATCTTATCTCTAAGTCAAGATGTTTCTATGATTCGTGATGCTCACGCTCCTGTTCTTGAAACACAGAACATGGCTGTCGGACCACCAATGCAAAATGATCCAATGGGCGCATCAATGCAACAACAACCTCCAATGAACCCAATGGGCGGAGGAATGGGAGGCATGGGTGTATGAGCGAAGAAGATAATCAAGAACATATTGACATCCTAAAACAAGTCATTACTGAGGTTCGTATTCTTAATCAACGAGTCCAGGCTCTCGAAGCAGAAAACAACACTCTACACAAAGCAATGAGCGATCCTGAAATGCTTATGCGAAAACAGGGATGGAAGAAATTTTCAACACCCCATGCCGATGAAACATTCGATCCATTGAATCGAACTGTTTCAGTCGATAACACTCCCTTCTCAGGAAGCGGAGATTTATTTCTTAAATCAAGAGATGAACGACTACGTGAGTGGGAAGAAGCAGAAAAGCAGGTGAAAGCATGAGCATACAATGGTTTAATCCCCTCGAACAAACTCCAGAAGGCAGATTATTGAAAGACGTAGCAACGTTGCTCAAAGAAGTCAAAAACAAGAAAAAGGCTGATCTTGACAAAGATGGCAAATTATCAGGGTATGAAAAGAAACGTGCAAAGGCAATTGAAGGATCAATGGGTTACAAGTCTGATCGGGGCGAAAGAAAATCACCTAATTTACCTACTCCAAAAGGCAATACTACTAAAATTGACAAAACAACAGAATTTCTTAGAGAGTTAGGAATTATCAAGAACGATGAGAAAAACACCGAATGTTCCGTCTGTAAGAATGTTGATTGCATGGGTGGCTGCGGGATGACTAAAGCAGACATGAACGAAAAGAACAAATACTGTAAAAAGCACTTTAATTGCAGTTATTCTGAATGTTCATCCAAACAAAAAGCACAATGCGATAGAGAGTGCGGAAAAGAACTCAAAAAATACAGTCAAGAATCAAGTGTTGAAAACCTATTCCCTAAGTTCCAAAACGTTGATGGCGGAATGCCAGTCGATGCACACGGATTTACAACCAACGGCACATACCCTGCAACGAATGACGGACCCAAAAAATCCATTGTAAGTGAAACAGTAAAGATGCCTGCGTTTGCTAAAACCGAATATACTCCAAAGGGAAGTAGCCTACATATGCACTACAATGATGCAGGAGGTTCACGTGCTAATGGACCAAACATTGACACTATTGAGCAACGTCTTGCTTCTTTGACAAAACACGCAGGGCGAAACAATCTTGGCGTTATTGGCGAGATTGAAGGATTGCTCAAGCAGGTTAAAGACCTCATGGATAATCCTTCCAATTAAGGAGGGGTTAGATGACAACAAATCTTGACAGATTGAGAACCGATGCAATCATCTCGATCCATCAAGGATCTGATTTTGATTATGATCAATACATTAGTCAATTACCAACAGAAAACATATCCAAACAAGATACAGCGACAATGCTTGGGGCTATGCCTCCCGAAATTCCTGAATATCAAATGGTGGATCTAAATGCGCCAATGGCAGTATCTCAAATGAAGATACCAAATCACAAAGATTTTCTTGCAGGTCATACCAAAGTATCGAATAATCCTTTGACCGATTGGCCTACTGCTTCTCCTACTAATCAGTTTGGAAAACATCATCCTTTTGGCATGGAATCAAACAGTTGCCCGTTGTTGCATGGTGCATCATGGGGTGAACCAGCATATGCAGAACATATCGCTCATGCTATGCCTATGTTAAAATCAATAGCAGAAAATGAAAGGCGTTTAAACTTCGATACTCAGATTTTTGGAGATCCAAAAGAATCTATGCACGATTTAATGACACGTGATCGAAACAGATACAAAACTCATACAGATGAGGAATATTCCGCAGGCAAGATTGCTGAATGGCAAAAGAGATTTGGTTTGATTCCATATCTGTTTGGTCTTGAATATAATACGGAAGATCAGCGTAATTCATTCCTTGACATCGTAAAACAAATGGCTACAAAACAACATATGGATTCGCCTGATTCTAAGTTTTTACAAAATAAAATGCAAGAAAAAGCAGGGATTTCATGGGGTCGTGCATTACGTTCATTTCGAGCAAGATTTATGCCGATGCTCCAATGGTGGCGTAGAGCCAGTGATCGACACGGACCAATCGCTCCTGGTAAACCAGTTAATTCTGAACTTGAATTGACAAAGAGCGATTCTGATGCTTTATTGCACTTTGTCAGTCCTTATGTAGAGATACCTCCGATGACCATAGAACCATCTTTTACATCTCATTGGTGGGACTTATTTCAATCATGGGGCGGAGTTGGAAGAGATAGTAAATCCCTGCATGATATTTTGAAACAGTCCTATCCAAAGTTATTCAATGGCGGCTGGTTAGATGATGTATTGATGAATCAATCGAATGAAATGTTAAACGTTTATTCAACTGATGGGGGAAGTCATTTCCCGCATATCACAAATCATTCAGATGCAAAAATGCATCCCGATCATAAATCATTTACATCAGAATTTGCTGATGCCGATTTCTTTGAAAAGCGAAGATCTAACTGGAGTCACGCATCTAATTTGCATTTTTTACATCCAAGTGAAATAAAAGGTCAAGGAGGCCGTATGATTATGCCATCTGATAAAATGATGTTAAGTCGTTTAGGTCGTTCTTTGGCAAGTCAAGCAGATATGGGTTCGCCAAGAATTGGCTTAGGGCGTGAAGAACATCCATCATCGAATAAACAATATTGGGATAGTCATAACGCATTGTTCGCTGCAAATGACAAGCACTTAGGGACAGTCATGAAAAACATGGCTCAAAGAGTCATGAAACAATTTGGTCCAGAAATTTTAAATCCTACTGATTCAAAAGATATGCAACAGTCTACATTGGCACGTGGCAATCTACAACAGTTGGCTTCTGCCGCAGATTATGCTATGAAAAAGGTGAACATGGGTGAAGAATATCGGGCTTTAGCACCTGTATTTGAGAATGGTGGGATCTCTTTGAACATAAAATCATTAGGACCAGTCAATCCTACATCGTTTGCTACAACCCCTCCTATTTACAATACAGGAAACACACATCTTTGGGGTCATGAAATGCCATCAAATCTAACCTGGAAGTTCGATCCTCAAAGCGGAGGCATCAATTTTGGAATGGCTGATGAGCCGTTTAATATTATGCAACGAACAGTTCACGAAAACAAAGTAAAAGAGGTATTGCCTTCGTTACTCGGAACTAATGTTCAACCAAAACAACAAGACATTTATGCATTAAGCGCAGTAGATCAAAGAGGGCTTTCACCCATTACTACTGGCAGTATTCTAAAAGCCGATGAATACAAACCAACAGGTGTATTTCAAACCAAAACAATACCTGCGTACACCATTCATAAATTAGATGATATGGATAAGTTGCGTGGATTCTCAGGCGATTGGATTGTTCAAAAAATGCCAAATGGAAAGCGAATGTTTGTTGAAAAAAGTGGCAATCATTTGAAAAATGCAAATGTTCCTAAAGAAATAAAAAAGCAATTGAGAGAGATAAAGGGTGATTTTGTATTCGACGCATATCTTGATGATGATACATTAAGAGTTGTTGATTTGTTAGTACATAAGGGTACAGATATGGCTCTCGAACCATTAGAAGATCGAGTCAATGCCCTCCGTACATTGTATGATTCAACTGAAAATGTTCACTTCCCCATGCCCACAAATTGTGTATCTACGGATCAAGAAGGTCTAAACAAAGCGATTTACAATTTTGATGAAGGAGAGGTTCTGATTCGAGATTCAAAATCAACTTTTATGAAAGAGAAAGAAGTTCATCCTAAATGGATTCGATATGCAAAAGAATCTATTGCTAAATCATTCTATCCCCCAATGCCTGAACTAATTGTTTATCCTGATCAGGTTAAACTATGCTATCCCTCTATCATTGATCCTGTGGTTGTAAAAGGTGATTTTGATGGTAAAGCATTCACGATTAAACACGTACAAGGTAACGAAGCATTATTTTCAAAGGCTGAAAGAGATATTCCATTATGGGGTCCTTTAGCAATAAGTCTGTTGAAAGAAGGAGGTGCGGCGACAGGTGGAGGTGCTGCAAATAGCGGTTCTTTCACTTCATCTAATACAGGGTCATATCAACCGATCCATTCCTTTTCAAAACGAAAGCGACCACGTAAGTTAAAAATAGCCAAGCAAACAATCTTACGTGCGCCTGCAATTATTGGGGAAGACGAGGAAGGAGATGGCGTGGCTCATACGATGAAACACGCTCGTTCTGAAATTACCAGGGATGATAAAACAAAAACAACTGAGGAATTGATTTCTAAAGTAAAAGGACTTAACGAAAAGATGCTTGAAATGTTTGCAGGAGAATATGGTCTTGAGCAAACAGAAAACGGCAATTGGACTGTTAATGAGGCTATTGATGATGACATCATTGAAAGAATGTTCCCTCGAATGAATAGGATCTCTCCAGATGGCGGAGCGTGGGCAGGTATGCAAGCCGATATTACTGCGCCAAGAGGACCTACTGAATTGATCGAGGATAGTGGAACTACTTTCTATGATCCAAAAGAAGGCGAAGAAACTGAGGAAATTCCTATGAAGCACTTGCAGGTTAAAGACAATGCAACTGGAGAAGAAGCAGTTGTTGATATTGAAAATGGCAAGGCTACTCTCAGAATGCCGTTGAAAACGCAACAAGAGATTGCAGATGAACAAGAAGTTGATCCCAACGATAGATCAGAAGCAGAAGAAATTTGAACCTATTCCTTCATATAGGATTACACTTGATGAGATGGTTTAATGGCAACAGTCCTTGAACACAAATCGGCATCATGGAGTGCCGAAGGTTCAGATTTCTTGTTGAAGTCCTCTGGAAGCGGAGGGGAACTTTATGTTGCTGGCTATGCATCTGTTGATATGGTCGATAAGCAGGGAGATAGAATCCCTACAAACGCTTTGAAAAAGGCATTTGGGCAATTCATGGGTAACAAAGCATTCCGCAATGTGCAGTTGGCTCATTCAGGAATCCAAGTCGGTGAAGTAGTAAATGATCACACCGATTCAAATGGACGTGTTTGGAAATCAGAAGTTGATGATCACGGACTTTTCGTTGTGTGCAAGATTCGCAGCGATATTCAGAAAGCACGTGAAGTGCAGAAACAAATTCGTAGCGGAGATCTACGAGCATTCTCGATTGGGGGTCAAGCCCTATTCCGTGTTAGTAAAACAACACCTGAACTTGGCAACCATCGAGAGATTACCGATCTTGAATTGCATGAAATAACGCTATGCAAGAAAGGAATCAACCCCGAATCGACTTATACGATACTAAAAATGGAAGACGATAACATGAGCAACACAGAAGTTTTGAACGAAATAAAAGCAGGATTGAGCGAAGTTCTCAAAGAACTAAGCGATAAAGAAGATGAAAAAGGCGACATGAAGTCCTATAAAGAAGAAAAAGGATCTTACATGGAAGATGATGACGATAGCGACACAAGAAAGTCTCAAGAAGCCGCATTAGATTATGTTACCACTCTCGAAAAATTTGCACACGAAGCAGGAGTAAACTTAAACGGACTTCGCGACCACTTTGGTTTGGAGAAGGCATACCTTCTCGAACAAGGTCGTGGAGGCTACAACCATCGTGGACAAGGTGATGAGATCGGATCTGGCGAAGATGCAACTGAGCCTTCTTATCCTTCTCTCCCAAGTCCTGGTGGCAATCAACACGTCATCAAGTCTCCAAGTGTGCGAAACATGAACATGAACGCACCAAATGGTAACGGGAATGTCATCAAGTCTTTGACTCCTGATGTTCTCGAAAAGGGCTACCGACATTATGCTTCTCTTCGTGATGAAGAAGCAGTAAAGGGGCTTGTTGAGAAAGAATGGCAAAACCGATACGATGCTGAAACACAACAGGCTCTTGAAGTTCGCAAGGCAAACGATGTTGGACTCCAACTAAATGCCCTCCGTAACGAAATTTCATCCCTTAAGAATGAAAACGCATCTCTTCTAAAGAGCGATGTTACACCTACTTCCCCCACAACAACGATCCGTGTGCCAACTCATTCCGAGTTTGCACAGATGGGCAATGACCTTGACGGATGGCGAGCCGCAGAAGCACTCGCTGCTAAAGCATTGAGGGGCGAGTGAAACTCAAAATAAATGGAGATGACTAAGATGACACAAGGATATATTAGAACAATCGAAGACATGGAACGCCTTTACTATGGTGCTGGCGCAGGAACAAACGCATGGGCATACAGCGGAACAGACTTACTCAAGGCTGATTCACCGTTGATGTCCTCAACCGCTGGAACTTACCAAGCGATCTTTGGTCGTAAGGTTTGGTCACAACTCAACCAAGAATTTAACGCATTTTCAATCCTCCCAAAGAAACCTTGGGAAAAGAGTGGATGGCGTGTTGTTACTGGCAAGCCTGATGACGCTGTTGGGCTTCCTGAAAACGGAACACTTCCTGATTCAACCAAGCCAACTTTTGAAGAAGTAGCCACCAAGCCAAAGACTGTTGCGAGCAAGTTCGACCTGAGCGAAACCGCAATGTTCCTTGCAGACAAGGATGATGGTCTTGGCGATGCAAGAGCCGTCATTAAGATGGAAATGTCAAAATCTCACGCAGAGTCAATCAACAAGATGCTTTTGAAGGACTTTGGAGACAACGCTACAAACGGCGGTGGACTTGCAGGTAACTCCTTTGAATCTCTTGATCGAGCAACTTCTTCTTCCCTTTCAGAAACGGCTGCTTTTGCTGAGGTCGATAACCTATCGGCTCACAATATGTATTCAATTACACGCAACTCTACTGGAACACGAAGTTGGTTTGATGCTAACGTCGATGTCGGTGGAAATGGTGCTGAACGTCCTCTAACTCTTAACATTCTTGACGGTATGTTCCGTGAAGTTTGGGAGCGTGGTGGTCAGCCAAAGGTTATGCTAACAGGCTATGACACCATTGAGAAGATCCAACAACTCTTGCAGCCGCAACAACGTTTCACTGAAATGAAGCGTGTTACGCCATCTGTAAACGGTGTTCAAGGAATACCTGGAATGGAAGGTGGATTTGTCGTCGCTACATACAACGGTGTCCCGATCATCCCTGCAAAGGACGTTCACGCACCATCTGGTGGACTATCTCGCATCTATATGCTTGATACAGACTATATGTATTTCTGCACAGCAAAACCAACTCTTTACCACGAAAGTGGAATTGAAACTGGCGACCCATTCGGTATCAACCGTCTTGGTCAAGTCGGACTCTTCCACACAATGGGTGAACTTTGGCAACTCTTCTATGGCGCACACGGCAAGGTCAGAGATCTTAGTGCATGAGGATAAAAAAAAAAATTGGAGATGATTTAGAATGGCAAGCGCAAACCTAACAGAAGCAAGCACAACAGTAGTATTTAGCCTCCCTATGTGGGCAGGTGTAGCAGAACGAGATGACACGTCTTGGTTGCAGACCCCTATTGGGTCAAATGCAGCCATTGGCGCAATCCGCATGGGTTGTGTTGATGTAACAGCAACAGCAGCAACAACCAACACAACATTGGACTTTGCAGATGCTAATACACCTACGGCAGTAACCTCTCGAATTAACCCTGCACAGATTATCGCTGTTCTTTCAGTTGTAAACAAAACATCAGCAGCAGCAGGCGATATTCCAAACATTGGATTCGGTGCAAAGACGATCTCTTTCGATACAGATACTGGCGGAGACACAGACGTTCACCGATTGACTTTCCTATACCGAGAAACCATCGCTTGAGGCGATTCTCATGGGAATTAAAGTCCAATACGTGGGCGGAAGATCTTACACCGAATTCAGAACGGCAAACGGACCTATTGGTTTCGCACGTGGAATGACACGTGAACTTTCTGATTCAGATGGTCTTGTAGTCAAAAAACTCGTTGATGATGGATCAACTATGTGGCAAATCATTGGTGACGAACCTACTCAAACAGATGCTATGAAATCTGCAATTGAGCCGACTGTCGAAGAACCAGGAGAAGAAGCAGAGATCGATTACAATGAACTTTCAAGGGCTAAACTAATGGCTTTGTGCAAGGAACGTGGCATTGCTGTTAAGAACACCTCGAAGAAAGCAGAACTCATTGAACTTTTGTCGGCATGATCAGGTGATTTACCATGACAGGCAACAGGCAAACATTGACTGATGGAGAGAATTACCTCAGTCGTTGCCGTGTTAATCGTCATGTTGTTGAAATCTCAGGTGCTACCCCCTCAGTTCAAGTCCGAATGAACGGAAAGGTTTCAAAGGTCATTATTGATGCAACAGGGGCAACAACGGCTGGCTCAACTGCTAATGTAGGGGAAATACAATTTTTCATGGATGTTGAAACAGATGGGGGAGAACCGCATCCTTATTTCGACAAAATATCAAAATTGAACTATACAGGATCTGGCGGAGATATGGTTTCAATGCACGAAGTCACGCAAGGATCGAATCAAGGAACTGCCAACGCAAAGAACTCACTTCACTTTTCAGTCTCAACCACCGCTGCCTCCGAATCAGGGGCTGGCGCAATTAACGAACCCGCAGCCTGGAACGGACTTGTTTGTGGAAATGTTAGGATTACTGTTGGTTGCACAGCACCAGCAGCATTATTGCCTCCCTCCGTTATCCGAGTCATTATCCTTACGGAATAAGCATCTATTATGAAAAGGGATATAAACAAAGACACATTGAGGAATAAACATGGCATTGACAGTCACACAAGAAGGAAGAGATAACGTAAGCGGTTCACGAAAAACCGTTGTATTGAAAGTAGTGCCTGATATTTCATGGCTTGCTGCTGGCGAAGAACTTGATCTTAATAATTACGTTAAGACAATTGAATCTATTTCTCTTGACGGTGGCGCAACTGGCTATGTTTGGCAATATGACCGAACCAACAAAAAGTTACTCGCTTTTGAAGCGGGTGCTGATGGTGCAGCATTGGATCAAGTAGCAGATGCAACTAACCTTTCAACTCACACCGTCTTTATCACTGTGACTGGCCGACGTGCATGAGGGGGAATACCCCATGCCACGTCTTGAAGTCGGTGAAATTGACCTTGAAACTTCTTTAGAGATAAAGAAGAGAAGGAACACTCGTATGTTTGAAATGGCAACGAGTCAAGGATCAATTGGCGAAAAAGATTCTCCGTTCAGTAAAAAGAATATGGATCGTGCAGGTACATCTTTTGTTAAAGTTACAAAACAACAAGCACAGGACATTCAAAACATAGGCTCTGGAACACGCTGTATTGCGTGTGGGATGCTCCACTTCTGTTGGACTCCCGAATGTGCCGTATGCGGGGAAGCAATGCACTACAACTTAGGAGGACACCACCAATGAGCAAAGAAGATCATACACCAAATACCGAAGAAAAAGCATTTCAGAAGTCATGGGAAGATATTATCAAATTTGGTGATTGTCCCGTATGTCATGGTGATCCTATGGCTTGCCCAACACCAGATGTACCTGCGTCGTTTTGCAGAACTCGAAAGAACGCAATTAAACATATGAGAGTACGGGCAGTACCGCCGATGCGCCGCCTATGAGGGGGAATCGGTTTTGCCACAAATCTTCAATCCGGGTCACAGGCCAAGTTCACCGCTATACCCCGATGATTTGGTATATTGTTCTGTTGATGATGTGGCAAACTTCCTTCAATTGCCATTACCTGATCCCGTAGCGTTATCAGGAAATAGTAGCATCGTTTCAACAGATTTAAAGTTGCCAATAACAGGTGCAAATTATCGTCGTTGGAAAATTGAGGCAGGAACCTCGATCACCGTTTATGATGATGCAGATTCTCTTGGCAAGACTTATACTGTGAACAGCGTTGAAAGTGCAGGTGGAGGCAACATAAATGTCATCGTAACAAAGAAAGGTGCAGAAGCATTCACTACTGCCAATAGCGCACAGATCCAAATCAATTCGGCTTTAACCAATAGCACAGAACGAGGTTTGACTAAATCACAGGTTGAAACGCTCATTCGTGAAAAACAAGATTACATTGATACAGTATGTCGAATGGCATGGCGACCTCATTTAGTGTCGGATGAATACCAAAATTTCACTACGTTCAAACCATATCGAAGAAGATACTATACTGATTATGTCGGTGCTGTTTATTTGAGAAACAGATCGATACAACGTATTCTTCGTTTAGGCGTTTGGCAAGGAGATAAATATAGAGAGTTGGGTTCATCTATCATAAAATTAACAGTAAAAGCAAGTGCTGTTGGTGCAAGTGATAAGATTTTCTTATGTCCTGGTGTCGCTCACACGGCCACTTTACAACGTGGTAAAACTGCAACCACATGGGATGGAGATTTTGGCGATAAAACAACTGCACAAAACATTTCCAATCTAATCAATAAAGATGGTGCAACAAGTAGGGGAGATGTCCCAATTGGAACTCTACAAGAAAATAGCGTACAATTGAATGTTGATGATGAATTTTTGGCTACTGCAAACAGTGATGATGGAGATGGCGTTATTATGATTTCATCTATGCGATCAACGGAAGAAGGCCAAGATACAACCATAGCCGTTTCTAATCCTGATGCCTTCGCTTTTGATTTGATGCTAAATCCATCAAGCACAATTACAAATGTTGCAGGTTCTAACTTCACTTTATCTACTGCAACTGATTTTACCTTGCGTGAGAGTTTAGTATTTTACACAACAGGAGGCAACACATACATTGCTCGATGTTCTCGCAATGGAAATGTATTCACAGTTACGGATGATACCTTGACTACTAACTTTGTTGCGAATTTAGCAGAAGGCATTGAAATCAAACAATTCCGTTTGAAAACTGATGTTATTGATGAAGCACGTCAAAAAGATTGGTGGTCAATGGAAGATAATGGGGCGATCATGTTCAATAATCAATACCCTTTCTATGAAAATCATTCTCTGAAAGTGTCTTACATATTTGGGGAACGTTATTTAGACAAGGTTATCAAAGAGGCTTGTATTAAACTGGTTTGTATGGATATTTACCTTACTGATGATTACACGGTTTTGTTTCCAGAAGGAACGAGTAACATCGATCTAAACGCTAAAATTCAGAAACTGGATGAAGAAGTCAAGCGTATGTTGATCCCATATCAAGAATCAATTATAGTTGCGGGAATGGGTGGTTAAATGCTATTTATCTTTATGCAAATGTATTTGGAAGAACTTCAAAAATCTTTCAAAGACATAGCCAACTCAACTGAGGCCGCTATTACTGGAGAGGCCGATTATCGCAAACAAAACAAACAACGTGAGATCGCAATGGCTGAGGCAGATGGTATTGAAATGAGTGATGAAGATATTGAAAACAATGTGGCTATATTGTCTGAATCAAGCCCTCATAAAATGAAAGTAGAACGGGATTTTCAGCGAATGTTAAAGGTGATGCAAAATGGCTAAAGATGCTTTGCTTGCTATTCGTGATTTGTTAGATTCCGATTGGAATGTTTCGCCTAAGCCATCCATTGAGGATATTACGGTTTTAGATCGGGGCGAAGGTAAGAGAACTCGTTTACAAGATCATGATGTGATTCGTTTGTTTGAAACGGCTCATAATGAAGCACAGCCTGAGTTGTTATTCGATTTTGTAAATATAAATGTCAATCTAACAATCGACATAAGGACTGTAAAAGGACGTGAAAGATTAGCAAAATTAAGAGATGAGGTACGGCGAATACTTCATAAGCATAGAAAAGGCAGTAATAATGACTTTGATAGGGTTATCTTCAAGACGAGAACCGATTTGTCTGATCGTAGTAAGAGGTTCTTTAGATACACTATGCAAGCAGAAGTAGTCATCTTTGCAGATCCGTTAGAAACAATAATATGAGGAATGAAAGATGGTTGGAACAATTTTCAAGGGTGACGTAGCCGAAGTGTCTTGGGGCAAAGAAACAGGATTGATGGTTACTGGAACAGGATCAGCGACTGGATTTACACATACCTCAACATCTGATGGTTCGAGCGTCATTACGGTTGGAACTGCAACATATTGGCATACTGGATCGGGAACTGTTGTAGAAATACCAGATAACGCTCTTGTAGGCTGTATTGTTCGTATTACAGGCGGATCAAACTTTAGTTCTGATGATTACGCATCTACACGCCGAGCATATTACATTACTGCTAATGATACTACTACTGGAACAATTACAGTTCAACCTGCATTAGTTACTGGAACGACAGTACATGGCGCAGCAGACGATTTGATTATTTTAGATTCATTACGATCTCCAACCTTTGAATCAGCCATGACTGATGCAGCACAACAGGTCAAGACCGATCAGTTCTTTGGACTTCTTGACAACTTCTCTCTCCCTGAGCCTGAGATTGATGTTCGCAAACAACACATTGTCGGCATGGGTCGTGATGTAAACGTTCTCACAAGTGGTCGTGAAACCCTCGCTGGCGGTTCTTTCGCTCTCAATGCTCATACTCTCCGTTGGATGAGGTATGCGCTTGGAGGCCACGTAGCAAAGAGCAAAGGCGAGTTTGTCACACTTTCCGATAACTCAGGCGGCATTACAGGTGGAGAGCAACCGCTTAACATCGCCGCCGCAACTAAAGTCTATCAGGCACAACAATACGGGACAGCCGACACCGATACCCTTAGTGCTGTTTCATCAAGCACTTTGACAGGAACAAGCAGTTTGGTATCGGGGGATCATGTTCTTGTTGGAGCAAAGACCAACACTTCGACAGATGCAGCAAGTGTGATTACACTTCTCACCGACCCTCCCGCCGACACTCACGTATCGGTTGATGCTACAAATGGAGGCATATTCAAAACCCTAAGCGGCACAGGCGAAGTTTTGTTTGGATCATATACAGGCATTTCTACACTAAATCTAACAGGGGCGGCAGATATTGATACTGGCGCATTAGCAAGAGCAGTAGTAGCAGGGAATACCGTCTATCTCCTTGCCCCTCTTACTGCCGCCGTATCTCGGAGAGATGTTCGAGTAAAGGTTGGTGCAACAATACGGGCATTATTCACAGCAGGAGATTACATTCAAATCATTGACAAAGATACTCATTCAATACCAGGACAAGATGCAACTTTGCCGACAGTATTCAAAAATGAGATTCGTAGAGTTATTGCTGTTGATGGAGATTACGTGTATGTCGAAGAACCATTCTTTTTCGCTCACGCCATCGGTTCAGCAGGTGTTGAAAGACTTCAATATACAACTTCTGATTCAAGAGGTAGCCCAAACATTGGAGGAACAACCAAAGAACTTCAATTCGGCGTTGAACACACCTTGTTTGGAGATACCGCTTTGCCTACTTTCATGATCGAGCAATCATTTAGACGAGATAATGCAACACCTGGAAGTGAACAATTGCTTCGTCTTTACAATGGCTGTAAAGTCAATTCATTATCCTTTAGTGCAAATACTGAGGGTGAGATAAAGTTGCAGGTTGAATATGAAGGAGGCCGACATTACACCGATACAGCAAATGCCTTTACACCTCACCGAATGTTTGAGAATACTGCTAACACAGCAATCAACAGAAAGGCATCAGGTATTGCTATCAATGGTGAAAAGCCGTACCTCTTCCAAGATCTCAACTTTGAGGTTTTTGGACGACCAGTATTGCGAGCCACACAAGTTGAATTTGGAATTAGCAATTCAAACCAAGCACGTCATTTCATTAGAGGTTATAGCGGCAACACGACAGACAACGATCAAGTTCAACTCGCAGGTGTTCAGATGCCACTTGACATCACAGAAGCACAACGAGAATACACTTTTTCGTTTAGTGCAATGATTGAAGATGACCAACTATGGGAACAAATAAGAACTCGAAAGCATCATCAAAACACAAATGACATTACTTTGACAATGAAGAAGCGTGGCAGCAATAGCACACGTGAGAATGCAACTATCACAATTGAAGATTATACCATAGTAAAGGCGGATCATCAAATTCCTGATGATAAGGGTGCAGTTATTGTTCAAGTAGAATTGGCTGTTCGACATCTCAAAGTTGTCGAAAACTCACCATATTTCACGCTTTGATTATGAGGCTTTAAGTTAAAAGAATACAACGGTGATACAATGCGACTTACTGGAACGATAAATGTTGATGGAAAAAGAGTGTCTTTAGACTGGAAAATAAACGGAGTATCTGTGGTTGCAGGACCTGGATTATCTGCTGATGACGTAAAAGTTCACACTTATTTGCCCGATCTCAAAAATGCAACAGAGGATAACACCCCTCTCGCAGAAGTTACAACAAACCGTTGGGATGCTTTAACCGTAACAGAACTCCGTGTCGAATTACAAAATCGAAGTCTTACAGTAACAGGTAACAAAGCAGACCTAATTGCACGTTTGTTGGAACACGACAATGACGAAGATGATCTTGAAGGAGATGAAGAGGATGTCGAATAATCCCTTTGTCCTAAGCAATACACCTCAAAGACATGAACTTCAAACACCAGTAGGTGAACTCGTTGTTTATGTAAAACCACTTTCATGGGTGGCTCAACAAGAAGCAATGTCTAATTTTGTTTCATTTAAGACTGGTTCAGATGGGGAAGTTAGCCCCAACATTGATCTTGGCGGTTATTGGAAATACGTTCTTATCAACTGCATTGTCAAAACGGAACCTGTTCTTTCTAAGAACGATCTTCTCAACCTCACTCCAGAAGCAGGAGATGCAATCAGAACAGTATTACCAGATCTGAATGACATCATCTCCAAGTTTGCGGGTGGTGTAAGCCCTTTGGGTTAAGTTATGAGGACTTAGTGTCCTTCCTTGACGAAGATTTAGATCCAAGCGAAAAACCCGATCTCAACATACAACAAGCAACTATATTGTCTTACCAGGCAATTACATTTTCACTTGGAACGCATTTTAACTGCCCCCCTCATTTTTGGGATAATTTGCCCTCTGATCGGGTTATGCTCGATTATATGATTATGAGAGCCGCCAATGAGAAGAAGGCGGAGATGATTGACCGTATGCAAAAAGACGCAGAAAGACAGATGAAGAATGGAAGAGGCAATAAGGGACAACCTATACGCACAACAAGCGATGGCGAAGCGTTAGATGATTTCTTTGAACGTCATAATGCAAAATTAACGGGTGATGAATTATGAGCGATGAACTCAATAATTTTCTTACATCTCAAAGCAAACTCAATACTCTTGTAAAGGATCAAGGTAAATCGATCAACATTCTAAACATGAAATATAAGGTTCTGAATAAGGTTTTAGGACCATTTTACAGATTGTTTGTCGATGTATCAAGCAAAATAGAAACAACAAAAGATGTTTTTGAAGAATTCACAGGCGCAACAGAAAAAGTAGGAGAGGCAACTGAGAAAACACTGGGTCCGTTAGGGAAACTTCTTGGATTTTTTACAAAGATCAACACAATAATGATTTTTGTTTTGGGCGCATTTGCTCTGTTAGGCATAGGCATATTGTTGCTTTCTAAACACTTAGGAGGTGGTGAATCGGCTCTTGGGGCTTTCAACATGGTTATGGAGGCAGGTAAAGGATTAGTAGATGCATTTATTGGAGTCATCGGAACTATTGCAGGAGTCATTGCTGGATTGGATTTCTCAGCATTTGGAGGCGACTTTATGCCTGTTCTTGAAACTGTTTTTGCTGTTTTGGGCGGGATCTTGACATTATATATCACATTTATCACCACAGTATTGGAAGGTATTGGGCAGATTGTAGAACGCATGGGGAAAGAAGGTATGTTACAACGAGTTGTTGATGCCTTTGCTACATTCTTTGGACTTATTGGTATGGCATTGGGCATCATTCTTGGGGCTTTCAAAGAAACTGGTTTAACAATGGATGATTTAATCTCAGGAATTGAAAATACAGTTCAGTATTTTGTTGATTTCTTATTCAGTAGCGGGATATTAGATTTTGCAGTTCAAGTGATCGAGTATGTTGGTGTAATTTATGGAGTAATAGCAGTTGTAGCCGCAAGCATCATTGCACTTTTCATTAAAATTTGGGCGAAATTAGGACCTCATATCATTAAATTTGTTAAGGCTTTCTTTGATTTCTTAAACCCAATTATTCGCATAATTACAGGTATTTTAGGCGTTGTTATGAGATTGATAATGGGGTTAATTGGATGGCTCATGCCATACTTCCAAATGGCAATGGATGGGATTATGGTCATTCTTGATCCCGTTATTACTGTTATAGAAGCCATCCTTGATGGTGCATCTGCTGTTCTTGACATCGGAGGCAGTATATTGGGAGGTGCTGCCAGTATGATGGGCTTTAGTGATGGTGGGGTGGCAAGCGGTCCGAAAAGTGGCTATCCAGTAGCACTACACGGAACAGAAGCCGTAGTCCCTCTTCCTGATGGCCGCACAATCCCAGTATCTATCAAAGGGGGAGCAGGAGGCGGATCATCAAACACGAACAACATCACAATCAATGTAAGTGGTGGAGGAAACGCTAAAGAGATCGCAAAAGCCGTCAGCGATGAAGTGACTAAGGTTATGCGAAATCGTTCAAGAGGCGGAAGTTTCACAAGAGGGGTGATCTGATGCCAATGATACAACTGATCCGTAGAGATAGCACAATCATTGAACTCGAAGCAACCGATATAAATTTTTCAATTCAACGAACTGTTTTGGTTCATCCCATTCCTTTGATTGCTACACGTGCGGCTCTCGATCTTAATCAGCCTCAAGTTGGCATCACAATCAATGGCATCATTACTGATGATGAAGAAGCAACAGGTAGTGCTTCTGCTGAAATGGCTATTGATCTATCTTTGGCTTTTGGAAGTGCAGGGGCATCATCATGGTATGCATCACTAAACACTACATGGGCGGGTGTCAAAACAGAAATGGATGGCGTGACAATCATATTCAAAACGAAAGGACAAATTGATGCCGATCTTGGAGAATCTATTGAATTACAATTAAAGAATGGATCTGGAGTGAATGTTGTTGCTACAAAAAGCATCATTTATGCAGATATTTCTTCGACTACAAATACCAGTGGGGTGTCAAGCGCAATCAAAACAGCGTTAGAAGCCGCCAATATCAAAGTTGATGCTGCAACAGTAGCCTTTACAACTGAGGCGACTGTATCTACAAAAGCAGGTCAAGCCGCATCAGTTTCTTATTTTAACCAAAATGGTTCAACAGGAAAATATGCCGATGAGATGTTAATTATCTCAAATAAAGCAACAGGCGTAACAGGAAATTCAAGCACGTCTGTAAAGAAAACAACTAATTCAATACAAGCAGCCTGGATTAAGCAATTTTTTGTTACCAACATAACAGGTGGAGTGACTGGCGTAAAGATGACGCGCGGAGATAAATTACAGGATCTTATCAATTCTATTACAAATCCAAGTGCAGGAGGTGCTTTGATTAGCCCACAGGTTTTGACAGGATCCTTGATTGATTTACCTGATTCTATTGCTTCTTTTGATTCTGCACAATTTTTACAAATAGAGAATGCAAAAGCCGTTAAGAAATACATCATAGGTGTCAGAATACCATATGAGTCAATTGTTTCTTCGACAACAGGTAATCGAGAGTTGAGGCAATTCTTGATACCTGCGGGTCCAGGAACAGATCATTCGGCTGAATCTAATACAGAACCTTTCGATCCTGTTGAAATAATTAACAATAAACCAGTAAGGCCAAATCCGTTTCTTCGTCAAGGCGTAGCCATACCTGCTGTTGTTCAAACATTTGATCCAAGTTATGAAGCGGGAGATTCAGTGTGGACTTATCAAATAACTCTTAACCCAGTTGAACAGTTGGTGGGATTGTGAAATGGGGTTACACAAAATTACCAGCAATGCCATACGCTTCAATGGCTTCACAGACGGAATTGTAGTTCCAACTGGTCAATTCAAGGAATCTGGTGTTAATCTATTACACCCAACCTATTCAGGAGGGTCAGCCACTCTCAAAAGCGATGCGACTAAGATCGGGAGATTGCATCTTCCAACTGAAACGAATCCCCTAAATCGAATTTTAAGTGCCTTTACTATTGATGCTTTTGTTGTTCCAAATTATGGAGGAACTGTTGTGGTTAAACCTAATTGTTTTGAATTGAAAGTTGGCGACCCATTCAAAAACGCCCCAATTGAATTTACTATTCATTGCATTGGTCGTGTTTTTAGACTAACAACAACCTTTGACATCAATACGTTAAGAGAGTCGCATTCGGGAACTTATGGAGGTGGTGAGCATTTACCAAATGATATTTCAGAAGGAGCGCAACCTTTGATGTTAGTTACGGCGCAATTTACAGGCGATGAAATGAGAGTTTATGTAAATACAAATCTTGTCGGTAAGTTGAATTTAATTGAGCAACGTATTTTGGATAACGTATCATCAGACTTTTTTATTGGAGGCAGAGGTGGAGAATTTCGAGGTATCATCGAAAGTGTGCGGATCAACAGGGGGGAAACCGTTGCTTCTCTTTCACCATTGGCTGTGACCGATCAGACCATTGGCCTTTGGGATTTTGAAGATGAGATGCACATACCCGATATTCACTTTTTTGACAATGCTAACGAAGCATCGGCTACACAAGGCCGTGATGGTAATTTGAATCGAAAGAGTCTTTTTGAAACTCCTTTGGTATGCGTGGCTTATGATTTTCAGAACATCAATGATTTAGGATATTTTAAGATCTATGAAAGACCTGAACATCCAAATGATAATGATGACAACTACACGGCTTTAGAGAAATTAGCCGCAATAGCCACAGGAATACCCTTATCAGACATCAAAAGGCAAACATGGTACTCTACCTCACTAAACCTAAATGCGTACACATACGGGACAAATACAGGGTCTTTGGATTATCTTACGTCTGATAGAATCAAGCATTCTTCGTTAAACGGAGTTGTTAATCAATCAGGAACTCACCCCTTGACTGGATTGACAAAAACAGCAAGTGGCCGAACACAAGATATTACGAATGGTACAGATGTGTTTCTTGCCAACATATCAGACTTAGATCCTATGGTTAATCCGATTGAACGTATTAGAATACTATCTTTGGATTTTGCCAACAATAGAGTGATTTGCCAATCAGTTCATTTACAAAATGACACCTCTGTATCGGCAACAATAGAAAACCACCCTAAAGGACAAGGTTTCATTTTCGACCATGCCGATGGAACGCCTGTTTGGTTTGTTTTGGGCAATGCCGATTTGGTTATAGATCCTGGTAATAAGTCTACATCGGTATCAGTAGCAAATCAGGTAACTCGGCAAAAAGATGCATTTACAAGATCAAGATTCACACAAGGGCAACGCTTTGAAGATCGTAGTGGCAATCGCAATACTGCTTTCTTTGTTTCAAAACAAAGCCGAATACCATCCACAATTGGAAGTTCTGCCGCTACAACAGAAGCACCCGATCCAGATCCTCCCTTCCAAAGCGATATGATTATGTGGTTGCCAGTCAATGCATTAACAGGTTATTCTGATGGCGGAACAGTAACTCACGTTCCTGATTATAGCGGGAATGGATTTGGAGTGTATGCTGTTGGAACTTGGGCGTATCAAGCCCAAAGTGCTGAATTCAATTCATTCCCTTCGCTTAAGATCACGTCAAGCAATGGGGCTTTAGTGAACATAGGAACAAACGATGGTGAATCAAAACAAATTACGCATCAGACTGGAACAGATGGATTTACTGCATTTTGGATGATCCATTCGAGTGCCGCATTCAACCTTTCTTCAACTTATGACTTGATCGGTGAAAACGCAAGCACTAACAAAACCTTCTTTGGAGGTGGAACAGTAGCAAATCGGGTAACTCTAACAAATAACGGAGTTACTACAACATTGAGTCTTGCACGTGGAGGGACGGGTGCGGGTTCGATACAAACACCTGGATTGCTCTCAATCACCTTTAATCACACCACTAACAATGCGGTAATTCACCGCTTTGCTCAAGAGATGGGTACTTTTGTTGCTAAAGTTGTTAATGATTATCGTTTTGATAACGCACTTTTTGGTTTATTCGGAAGGGCTTTATCTACCGACCCTGCCGCTAAAACAGGAACGGCAAGCAACAAAGCCCCTCAAAACACCGAATTTGCAGAATTTATTCTGTATGATCGAGTTTTGACTGATGCTGAAAGACAACAAGTGCAAGGTTATTTCCTCGACAAATACACGGTGATTTGATGGCAGATTTAGAAAATTCAGATGATGATGGCTACGCAGGTATGTCGGGGATGACGACATACAATCGAGTAAAAGGTGAGTTCTTTTTACATCAAATGCCATCGCCTGATGAACAGATGGTTCGTCAGACAATTCAAGGAGTTGTAGATGAATTTATTTACAAAACAGATGATTTGTCTCTGCAATCGATCTTAAAACAAAACGAAAAAGTTAATGTTACTGAGAATGTGTATCTTGGAGATACCAGTTCAGTAGCAAATCAAAGCGTTACTTCATACTCCACCGACTCAGGCGGCAATCCTTTCAATCGTATGGTTATTCAAGGGGGAGTAGGATCATATAGCGATACGATGGAGGTTACGCTTTCGTCGTCAGTTCACGATGAAATAATTGCTATTGCTGTTGATGACATAAAGCCGTTTATGATAAAAGGATTAGACACGGATCATACTGCTAACTTAATCAAAGATAAACCAACTAATGACGGTTATATTAAACATCTAAGCCCCTCGAAACAACCGTTAATCGCTTCAATCGAATCGCCAACTATCTTGATAAACGCAGGGGGTCCGAAAAGAGTTCTTGTTTTCTATGATGCTATTGATTTAACTGGAGAGGTTGTTGCAGGGAATACTCTAACTCCATCCCAAGTCAATCCTCATCAACGGCCTTATCACGTAGAAGGAGACAATAAAGGATATTTAGTGGTCAAGAAAACAATCCCTGCATCATCAACTTTGTATGAAGTCTCATCAGGAGTATATAGAACCTTATCAGATATTTTGCTCAAGCCATATTCCTCAGCACCTGCGACTGATTCAGATGTTCAAATGAAGATCACAGCAGCAGGAGGGTTGATTACTTTGCCAACTAAAAATTTCAAGCAAGCAATAAGATCTCACGTTCTTAAATCTCATGCATTTGAAGGTTCATTCCCCTCTCCTTTCATAGACATAAGCGATTGTGTTATTTCAGTAAAAAACAATTTGAAGGGCTATGGCCGTCCTCAAAATATTGCTAATCCCAACACTCCAGATGAAACCTCAAATCCTACTCACCATGTAATGACAATACAATCAAATATTGGCAGGAATTTAGAAACATTTGACTCAACACAAAGAACTCCACCCGAATTATCTCGATCAACTCTTCAAGTATTCAACATCATCGACAATGAAGTATCTCAAAACGCAAATACAATTCTTGTAGTACCTGCAAATCGAAATCGTTATGCAGTTCTTGATGATTTTTTGACCCTTACAGATCATGAGGAATCATCAACTGTTTCTATTGAAATTTCATTGCTAAGTGGAAGGGCAGAGGAATTTAACACACAAATGAAAAATGGCAATGCAAGTCTTGAACTTCGTGGTCGTTCAAATCTCATGGATATTACAGGTAAAGAAACAAAGAGGAATTTAAATTTGGGCGAAAGTGTTCCAATCAAAGAGATTGGCGATACTGGAACTCCTACTGTATCAATTACATTGGGGGGAGTTGGTCAAGGAGGAATTGATGCTAAACCTGAATGGACTGAACATCCTTTCTTACCAGGATGGAAAGATCGAATTGTAGGATCAGGAAATGCATCGGTTCGCAATGATCGGCAAACTTCAACAGATTATGCTTCGACACGTGCGTTAGTTGAGTTGCCATTGTTCCCCTCTATGTTCTATGATGTGGATGGAATCTATGAGAAAGTAGAGGGCAATACTGATGGATTTCACTCAGAAGGAAAAGACTTTGAAATGACGATTGATTGCACCATGACGGCAAAAAACCGTGTGCAGATGAGAAACTATGAGGCACGAAATTCAGTCGATTGGGGTTTTCAAGATAGTCTTGCGGCAATTGAAATTGCTAATCCAATTATAAATGCATACCAAGGCAGTAACAATAGTTTTCTCAGTTTCAAAAGATGGTGCATAAGAGCGCAAAAAACATCAATTCAAGCAGTTGTAACAGCCCACGATCTTACGTTAGGGGCAAATTCATACATTACTGTTGATGATGTTGAGCCATTTATCAATGAAACAGTTCAAGGTTCGTTTGGTCCGCAAATTGACGGAACAACAGGAGTATTGGCAAATAAATTCTACATTACTGTTGGCGAAGGGGCTGTAAAAGGTTATTCAATACCAGGTACTTTGATTGATCAAACAAACGGTGTTTTCTTTATGCTAAGAGTTCACAAAATTGTCAATGCAACAAATAAGATCTATGTCGATACAGCAATAGTTCGCAATGTAAATAGAGATATGGTGTTGAATTTAAGCGGGGTTGCCCCAACTGCATCATCTACAATTTTTAACGGGGCAGTTGTAACTTATGGAGGCGCAATTCGTAATCAGAGTTTAGGGGGATCCGAAGAACCAATCTTCGTATTTACATCTACTAACACTACTGATGGACTTGCTTCTTCGATTGAAGGGGGGCTAAAACAGTGCTTAGGAATCGAAAATGGCTTGATAAATCAAGTTAAAACAAGTAAAAGAACGTATGTAATCATAGGGGGAACGAATACACGCACACCTGTTGATGTCGGGGGTTTTGAATTTGATGTATGGAACAGATATGGTTTTGATAACAACCGTGAATTGAAAGAACCGATCATATGTCATCCCAACTTTACAAGTTTGAAAGGAAAATCATCTAACGGAACATCGCTGGAGTATGTTTTGCCGAGTCACTTAAACTTTCGAGACATTGCGTTAAAAAGCGTGAGTTTTGAATCATGTGTGAACGAATTGATACGCCAAATAAACATGGCAGGGCATCCTCAAGCAAAGAACTCTTTTGGCGCAAGTGCCTATGAAACGCCTTTGCAGGGTGAAAATAAATCAGGAAGTCACATGGGATATGTTCGAGCATTTATTGGCAAAGAAGTCGAATCACGAACTGGTGAAAAAGGCATTTCTATTGTAATTCACAGCACAGTTCCTGGTGCATCAGGGAGAGAATTTGCAGTATGGCTATCAAACAAATCAGTATATCCTTATCGACCAATTCAAGCAATTGGGCATGGAGGTTTACTCGCAACCAACAGCAGATCGTATCAGATGAATTCGTTCCCTGCTCCCATGCCTATTGGCGCAGATGGTGAAACTTTTGTTCCCATAACCACTTTTACTGGTGCGCCTCATGGACCGTTGATTCACCACGAAGATAAAACAAACACAATCAGAACATACAACGGAGTAGGAAATATTTTCAAAGGAAAAACAAAATCAACAGCCTCATCTACATTACAAAGTGCAACTGGATCATACGAATGGGATGATTCACAAAAGGAATTTAAATATATCACGGTAGAAGGTAAAGCGTTGGATTATATGCTTAGAACCTCTCATACCTATACTGGGATAAATAATGTTCCCGCCAATCAACGGGATAGCCGATTGTTGCGAATTGGAGGTGTTTTAGCAACTTTCAGTTCTGTCAAACCAAGTCCAAATGGGATAGCATACACTCCCTTAGCAACAGGAGGGGAAGATGAAGCGTATATTTGGAACGTGAGGCCGTTATCCAACCCTGATAGATTTGTAAAACAATTCTATGATGGAAATTTTAACACCTTTGCTGATGAAATAACAGACATAGACGTAGAATTCCTATACCCTGCAATTGATCAAGAAGCAATTTTGTTCTTTGGTGGAGGGCATACTGGATTGACTTTTGACATCAGCGATGGAACTAATAATGACTACTCAGATTTTTACACACACCCTCTTTCCAAAGGACCAACTGGTTTTGCTGGTTTTCAAAATCTTGGCGAAACATCATCTCCCTTTGCTGTGCTTGATTTCACAGATGTGCTGAACGAAGATACAATCAATAGTGATACATTGAGAGGGTTTCATCACACAACTGTTCTCAATTCAGATAACGAACCAGAGGGCAAGTGTGCTTTCTATGCAAGATTACAGAATGGAGTTTATGGATCGGGCGAGGACTTGGGAACTGGTGCTGTGAGTCAAGATAACACCAAATGGCGTGAAGATCTCTACAATCGAAAGGTTCGAGTTACCTCTGCCAATGGAATGGGTACACCCAAAAATGGAGTTACAAACACCGTAGAAGTAACCCCTACTGGGTCAGCACCAACAGCCAAATTATTTGCTCATGGCGATGTTGTTGCACTTCATAATAACAATTCGGGAACGGTTGAAGCGGAACACGCTGAGGTCAAAGGCTTTGATCCTGGTAATGCAAACTGGTGTATATCAGCAATATGCGCCCCCCCTGCATCCAATCCTAATTACATGACGGGACCTATTTTTCATGCGATTTATGACGATGGAACACCTAATGGCCGACCTTATGGATTGCATCTTGGCGCAGCAGCCCCTTCGTCGGGAAATATACCGATTTCTCTTGCGATTACAGGGTTCAATCCAGCACCATTTCCAGGCAATCCGAAGGTTGAGGCAGCAGTTCTTGTTCCCTCAACTGTAACTGGGAGTTCAGTCAAAGTAGATGAAACAGGATATACGTTCATAATGGCAGGTCAAAGAGATCCTTCATCACCCGTTCCATCATTCCTATACATCGGAAATACAGTAGGAATTACAAACCCCGAAACAGGATCAATGGCCGCAGGTATCTTTGATTTCTCCGATTATATGATTCGGCTTCCTGATCAACAATACTCAGCAGCAGGTATTCCTGGTGCATCGCCAAATGGAAAAACCAACTTTGAAACAGAAACCAGTGGATATGGAGGCGGCGATGCCGATCACCCTGATTTGCCTACTGCGGTGCATTCTATTCGAGATAAAAATATGGCAACAATTGGATGCGCTTTGATCGGTGCGCCTTTCATCAATATGTTACCTGGAGTAACGCAGGGAGGAAAAGCAATACTTGCCCCTGTAAATGATTATTTTACGGCTTTACAATCGGGAACCCCTACATATGGGGTTACTGGGACAGGAGGATCTTTTGGCGATGGCAAGAATTCGGCAGGACCCATTCACTTTGCAGGGTATTTGACCGATGTTGCTTTATGGAAGCGTTATATGTCCTTTACTGAGGCAACCAACTGGTTCGCATCATATAACAAATGGTGATTCGCATGGCTGATGTGTATTCCAGATACCTTGAACCTGCTGAGACAGGATCATGGGGTGCTACATCGACAGGAGAATTTAAATCGGGCATCTTCGCAATGCACATTGCTTATCCCGATACTGAATATGGAGATACGGTTGAAGATTGGCAATCAGGAGTAAATACAGTCGATTGGAGACAAGGACTTACAATCTTGATTAGAACTCCTTTAGCGGCCAGTTCAGCGACTATTGCTGAGGCTAAGAACGTAATTGCCATTGATTTAAAACAGGCTGCTATTGATCATGGAAGTTCAGATCATACTTACGATTTAGGAACAGAAGAAGCCGCCCGTTTCATAGCGGCAAAAATCAACTCACGTAAAATCAAGATGCAAGGTGAAAGAGATTTGACTAAGTATCTACGTGCAAAATACATCCGTCAATCTTTGCCACCTACTTACCATCCTTACGAAGTATCGCACGTATCACAATCAGGAGGTCAAACAGTTATGGAATTTGATTTAGGCTGTGCTGGTGAATCATTCCCTACTGAATTTCAAAGTAGTGATTTTTCCATAAAAATTGAATCCAGTTCCACCTCACCCCATATTGCTGCGGGAACTTATGAGGGAATTTCTTTCAAAGTAACAGGAGGGTCTTTTGGCGGTTTTGGTGGTATCAACAGTAACATAACGATTGATGGAACGCCAACAATAACGGGTTCACCTGCTGCTGGAGATGCATTCACAAATACATTTACCATAATTGGAGAACCTGCAAAACACACCGTTGCGTTATCGTGGGAAACATACTCACCAAGCACCAATCAAGGATATTGGTCAGCCGCTAATTGTGGACCAATTGTTCAAGGGATGGGTGCTATTGGCGTTCATAGATTGGTGACAAAACCAATGGATGGAGGCAACATGGGGTTGCCAGCGTTAAATTATGATTCTCGAAGCGGTATTACTGCAAATCAACACAGTTCAAATCACGGCTATAATCGCTTTTCCATTGAAGGATTAAATTCTTGTTTGATGCCAAATATGCCCCCCCCTGATCGAAAGCAAACGCAACCATCTGTTCAAGGAATTATATCGTTGCATCCCAACACCGAATCGGATCTATCTTCATCTAATCGGTTACGAATTCAAGACCTTGAATATGGAACAGAAGTGGTATCATCATCAGGAAGGCCAGCGACAGTAGATACAATTGTTGGTGGTTCGGGATATACTGGTTCTTGGACAGGGGTAGAAACAACTGGCGGAACAGGCTTTGGTTTATTGGTTAATACAACTGTATCAACAGGGGCATTGACAGCAATCGCAATCAATAGTAAAGGAACAGGATATTCAATCAATGACGTGATAAATGTCGAAGGCGGAACTGGAACATTCAGAATCGCAACCGTAGAATCAGATGGCGTAATTGAGTTGGAAAATGGCGATTATTCAAAGCCATTTACATCAGCAGACACAAAACACTACATTCCTTCTGGATCGAATGGGGTTCATCTCACCAAAGTTACGCACAGCAATATTGAGGTGAAACATGGATTAAACGATAGTTCTGAAAAATCATATGCCAGATCATTCAGAACCGTTTCGCCAACAAATACTGAGCGTGTGAATGGATTACAAATAAGCAATGAAGAACGTGTTTTTGAATCAATCGACGTTATTGATGATTTAGGAAATAAATTAGTTCTTAGGGGAGGCTCGCCATTTGGAACAATCATCCGTGATTTTGAGGTGACAAAAGGTCAAGAAAATAAAGAAACGGGAGAAATCGAAATAAGGCCGTCAGCCCCCTCTGATGTAATCCCTCCAAATATGAAAATTCAATTGCCTAAACCAGAAGATATTCCTGGTAGTATCTTTGTCAGAAGCGGCCATGATCGAGTTCAAGCGTGGTCAAACCAAACATGGGGTTTAGGAGGTCTTTCGCCGCCAAACCCAAGACTTGCAGGGGATGCTGAAACAGATAGCAATGAAGCATCACAGTATGAAACACATGATCGAACTTTGGTTTTCCATTGTCAAAGAATACTGCATGACAAATTAGAAACTATCTTTGGTTTAGAAACCAACTCAACTCCAGGTGCAGTTCCAAGCGGAACAACAAGACTCTTTGCAGCACATCGAATGTCAGATCATGCTGAACGAGGAAGTTTATTGACACAAACCAACAATGGGGTCGCAACAGGCAACCCAATAGCACATCACAGGATTCGTTTTGGCCGTCAAGGACATTCGTTTGTTATGCCTCTTTGTCATCGTGGAACTCCCATGTCAATGAGGCGACAATTGCATCGATCTCACGGTTCAGCCTATTCGCTCATGTTTGAGGCTGAAACAGAATACAAACACTTTGGTTTTGGAAGCACAAATACAACCAATTCATCAACAGTGTTTGAATTAGATACTATCGACGTTATGGAAAATTCAGCCGTTTATGCAACTGGATCTTTCGTTTCAGATGGATTGCCTCTTGATGAATTGAAAGGAATGCGATTGTATGATGCTGATGGCGCATATACCTCTGCCACGCACAGAAGCATACCCGATTATTTGTTTGCACCAGGACAAAAGCACACTAATGTAGAAGGTGTTGCAGAATCAGTAGGTTTTGCTGAAACAGGAATCAACGGTTCAGTAACTACTGGCGGTGCTACAAAATTGACGCTGCAAGGCAGCACTTTATCAGCCAATAACCGCTTCAATACAGCAAGCGAGATTATGATTAACGGATTCTTCTTGAATAATCATCTTGGCATGGGTGGCCGACCAGAGCCGATCAAGCGTGTTGGCATTGATAGCGGTGGTAACTGGTTTGTTAGAGGGCATCATGAAGGCGTGATTCGACCACGTGTTGCTACTGAATTGGCAACAGTTCCTCCATTATTACATCACGATCCTGAAATGTTAAACATGGCAGGTGCGCCAGTTTCATCTTCTGTAGCAGTTCCTTCAACAGCATTTACAAAACCAGAAATTGATTATCAGGATATGGCTTTAACAAAAGCAAGAAACACAGGATCAGGTGGAGAGCCTGATGCATTCCTATGCACGTGGCTTGCAGAATATAGCCATCCTACGTTTTTTGGAACAATGCGTGAACATTTCATGACTTTACGTTATAGAGAATCTGGAATGCCGAGATCGTTGAATTATCCATCAACGAGAGGTCTATTATTGCGTAACTTTTCTGCCGATGGTAACTATGGAACCACAGGTTCACCAGCGACGGCATTGCCCTTTGAACGACTTTATGTTAATCAATGGTTACAAAATTATGGTTACAATGGACTCAACGCAGGTGGTCATGGCAATGTCGAAGGATTGCGTAGTGCGAGTTCTGTTCTTATGGGGCATACTACTCGAAGAGAAGCACATGGAACGATTCAATTGTATAATCAGAATGGAACGGCAAGATACTCACGTGGAGAAGGCATAGGAGATTCTTTGAATCCAAACGTTACTTTGGCTGCTGTCAAAGGGATTGATTTAGATTCTGATAGCGAAGATCTCAATAGACAATTCTTCGTGTTAAATCCCTATGTGGGAATAGATGTAAGCCGCAGATTGCCTGTTCGTGCATGGGGTTTCAAAACCGCATCAAGTAGTCACGATATGCTTGCAGGTGATCCTACTGAAACGCAGAATACCTATGCAATAACAAATAGTGGTCGGTTTGATGGAGGCAAGCATGACTCAATGGAGGATGTACCTCTCCTTGATGGATTTGTCAATGATACAAATGTAATTCATCATGAAAGAGGGATTCATCGTTCAGTCCCAGTTGGATTCGTTACAAATGATTTCACGGCTGAGGCTCATCCGTTTGAGCGAAACATCCGACAAAGTAATGATCGGGTTAAAGAACAAGATGAAAAAATGGGAATTGGTGCTAATTTGGGCATCACACAACATGGAATGCTCGCGCCAGATTCGATGGCCGCAGGTGCATGGGATTATGAGTTGAATGATACAAGGCCAACGACCCTGCCAATCAATAATCCAGTTCTTTGGTTGAAAGCCGATTCTCTTGATTTGAAAGATGGCGAATCCATCCCAAAGTGGGTTGATTCATCACCAAACGCCTTTGAATTTATTCAATCATCGGGATCACGGCAACCGACTTTCATCAAACGTGAAAGTGCTGTGAACAATATGCCTGTCGTTGATTGCGACGGCAATGACTATTTACAATTGCCATTCAGTGAAAAATTAAATTCAGTTGAAATGACCCTCTTTGTTGTTGGTTTTGCAGACTCCGACGATGGCAACATTCACGGCCTTGTAGAATCCCGATCTTCAACGCCTGTCGCTCGAAGCGGATTCAATATGTATGCGAGGATGGATTCAGGGAACGAATATCAATTTTGGGCGGGTGCTAACGCAGGTTATGTAATAGCCGTTACACCAAATGACACCGCTATTGGAGGCGAAGCAGCAATTTTAACTGGACGAATTTTTGGAGGAAATGGTGGCGGTACAACAGCCACCGTTGAACTGTATCAGAACGGCTACATGGAGGCAACTGCGGGAACTGCCACAGGAACATGGTATAGGGCTACTGGCGGAACTTACATGGCGGGAAGAGTCCCAAGTTCTTATTATTTGAACGGCAAGATTGCTGAGGTTATACAGTATGATCGTAAATTGACCAGTGCTGAACAACAAGAAGTTGAATCATATTTGGCGAGAAAATACAACTTACCAATTTCAATCAACGTGGCTCACACAGGACATAAGCAAGACTATGACAATATCCCAATCAACAAAGGAACTGATCCGTTTATTGATCTCGTTCAACGAAGCGGAAGCCCAACTTATGCTCAACAAGATTCAGTTGGAGCGATGATCACGGCTTCTGATTCAAACAGTCGTTTTGGTCATGGAAGTGATTTTTACCATCTTCGAGGCAACGCATTACACACTAACGTACACGCAATCAATGAAACAAAAGGTCAATTAGCATACCCTCCGAGTGGTCATTCTAAGGTAATTACAACTGGTGCATCAAAACGAATAAACGACATTTTGCCCGATGTTTTGAATGAAATCTCAGACACAAGGCAAATACAAGCAAGAACAGAACCTCGATTGGGATTGATTATGGAGGTTGAAAGCGAAAGAAACAGCAACAAAAATGTCGATTATGCCGTAACTGGAACTCGATCCACTTCTTTGCATACTGATCTTATGTTGGGGCATCACTTCCCTGTTCTTCCTTCTCACACAATAAAAACACATTTCCCAAACAACGGTTTTACCGTCGATGGAACAGGATCAGCGTCTGTCGCCCCCGATTACTCAGTTAAGCCAACATGGAGTCCCGATTCCAATGGCAACAAAGGTGCAGTTCATGTTTCACTTACAGACACCACTCAAAATACGTTCAAGACTCATGCTTTAGATCACTGGGCTGTTAGAGGCGTTTCAGAATTACCTGCGTGGGGAGGTGTGTATATTCTTAGAAAAACGTATCTCAACAGAAATGATGAAGATGAAGGCGTTTTGAATACTGAGGTGAATGAAGGCGAAACGAGGCCAACAACATCACATCCTCGCCGTAAATACGTGGATTACATTGTAAGACCTGTTAGGCCATTGAAGTTATTTGGTTTTGCATCCGATCTCTTACAGGATGGATGGGTTTTAGGCGCAAGAAGTTCGATGACCGCTTCTCTTTACAATTCACATTCGTTTGATCGAGATAAGCGATATGGCGTATTTGAGATGAATTATTCAAGAGGCGAGAATCAAACAGAACACATTTCATCGGCAGGTTCAGCGTTTACAATCGACTATCCTGATGCAAATGAATACGATGTCACATGGCACTTAATACCAACTGCAAATATGCTTCAATTTGCTAAATCAGACGCTCACCGATTTGACAGTGAAGGAAATTTCAATGCTGAGATTGAAGCAAGATATTCGCAATCTCAAATTCCAGGTGGCGGAGAGCCAATCTATCAATCTGAAACAAATTATGATGTTGATAAGGGCATCATGGGCGATCATTCAATACATAGCAAAAGGGCGAAAATTACACAGTCTAAAGAGGCTATGCGTTACTATCCACGTGTAAATGTCAAGGCATCCAAAGGCGGTGGAGTGTATTTGGTCGATGACGCTTCTGTGTTGCCTCCAACGGGGAAATTATTTGCTTTGGAACATACAGGATCAATCACTTATACTTCGATCTTAGATAACGATGTTACAACTTCTGGAACAATAACAAATGCAAATGGCGATACTGTTTCTGATTTTACAGGATTGAACTTATACTTCACAGATGTATCTTCATCAACAGGTCTGTTAGTCGATGCGAGAAGTCCTTTGGTTAAACAAGCCATTGCCCCTACGTTTGTAGATAACGCTGTCATAGCAACGGGAATTCAGAGTCAATCATGGTATCACTACGACGCTGAATCAAATGAGGTTACAAGAACTTCGCTCAGTTATCGAGGATTATTGCATTATGAGCCATCAGACTTTATTATGGCTCAACAACAACCATTCAACATTGCCAATGGAAACAATCAGGGGGTTATCAGCAACAAAAACGATCTCGACCAAATCTTTAGCGATGGCAAGGTTATTTCAGTAGATTATTCACCTCCTTATCTGATTGATTCTAATAACATCAAATGGAGAGTATCAGAAGTTATCCGTGAACGAAAGAAATCGGTTATGGTGTTCAAAGAGATGTCTGGAAAAAACCTTGCAGATTCAGGGATGGCAGTTGGAGATGTTATCACAGGACAGGCAGGGTATATTGGGCTGAGAACAACAGATGCCGCATTACACCTTCTAAACGATGCAGGAGGCGATGTAGCAGGTATTACTATTACGCCGTCTAACGCTTTCTACAACAATCAAAGAGATGTTGAAACCTACTTAAACGCACATCCAATGTTGCGCCAGATCAATGACCACAGCACAAAGTATGTTTCACGTGATACGAGAGGCTTGAACACAATGGAGGTTCTTCGCAATTTATCACAACTCGATGGTCGTCAAATCATAAATGAACGTAATGGGACTATTCTTTTCTCAGACAAAGTATTCAATGAAAAGGATGTTCGCATAGGAATTCAAAATGGTGTTCAATCCGTTGAAGTAAGCAAATTGTTTGATTCACCAAACGAAATAGTTGTCGTTGGTGATGTGATTGCAGGTAATGAGATTGTATTTATCCGTGTGCGTGATAGTGAGAAGATCAAACAGGCATCGGCAGGTGGAGAAGAAGAAGTTGTCAAAACTCTACGGCAACAGATTCCTGGTATTAAGAGCGTGTCAGCAGCACGTAAGTTAGCAAAGACATTGTTAGCAAGAACAGAAAATGGTGCGCCTATGATCGTCATCAAGGGCTTGATGAATTCAACCTCTATTCGAGCAGGTGATATTATTGATATTAACTTGCCAATTCAAGGAGTGATTGGCAAATTCGTGGTCTTTGAATCGAAACACCACTTGCATTCTCTACAATCGGATCTTATTGTAGCCCAATATGAGAAGGGTATCGAAGGTATCTTGACCGATCTTAAAACTGAAACAATTGATTCAAGCGGCCTTAGTGAAAGTTCAAGCGATAAAGACATCAAAGAAAATCTTTCGATGTCGGCATCAGTAAATGTCATTGCGGTTCATAAAATCCGTGTTCGCAACGTCAATGAAACAGGTTTCATCATTGGTGCAAAACACAAAAACGGGCTTGGAAAGATAGGTGTTCGAGATGGAAATAAAAGGGGATTCCCCATCGGCATGAGCAAGAGCCGTAATTACGTGGTGAAATGAGGAATAATTATGCCAGTTCTTGACCCCTTGAAAGCCGCTTTAACCGACCACCTGCAAACGCTCATCAAAAAGTGTTCACTTGGATCGGGTGCAAATGACGCATCCAGTAGAGATGGGGGCGCAGGTAATATCAAGATGAGCAAAGAAACTCTGATTCAAAGAATTGATGATCGCACTATCTCTGTGAGCGCACTATTCGACACTCAATTGTCAAGTGAACAGGCTATTACAGAGATTGTTCTTCATGGGACCAACCCTCTTGATTCCCCCAGTTTTAGGGCTACATTTATGCCGATCAGCAAGAACGGAACTAACGAAGTCCGTGTGGATATTTTGATGGAGGTTCGATAAAATGAGTAAAACATTTTCAAAGCCACAGGGCGTTGGTGGAAAACCAACGGTGGCCAAGAGCATGGATGTTGATCCAAGAGATGACATTTTGCGAAGAAAAGTGTTGGAATTCATTTTAGAAAGAATGAAATCAACGCAGGAAAGAACAGGAGATGGTTCGAGTTGGGATAAATATGTTCAATTAGTTCTGATTGCTCAACCAGAACAGTTGTTGCAGTTGTTAGAAACAATGGAAAGTCATGAAAATGAAGAGATAAAATCTATCGCCAGATCTATTCGTGAGGAATATGAGTCTTTATCAGAAGATTATGTAAATATGTTTGAGGGGTCTGATTTTACCGCATCATCGGATCCATTTGAAGCCACATGGGATTCAATCGCCAAAGGTCGCTTTCACGGCTACACTCGATCCACTATAAGCGATAGGCCATATAGACAGGCAGATCATCGCGTATGGGACATTTCACGTAAGGTAAAGCGTGAAAGAACAAAACGACGATACAAGCGTAACAAGAGCAGAGGGACAATTAGACCTGCCATGCGTCGTCAATTAGGAGCAGGGGGCAAAAGAGCCTCTACAAAACGATGAGATGATCAACTTAAAGGATTTTCAATTACACGATCACCCAAAGTCCATCGAAGTGTTTTGACTACACCTTCCAATGCCTTTTTATTTCGAGCGCATTCTTTCATGGTTTCTTTATCTCCTAATTCTTTGGCTTCATGAAATTTAATAATCCAGTCATTTTGCTTTTTCTCAGCACGAACCAACATGGTTTCGATTTGAACCCATGAACGATCATAGGAAAAGTTTTCTCGCTGGATATGCAGCATGAATTAGGCGCACAGTTTCGTGTATATCAAATATGCTGTGCATGAGTATAGGTCACTACGGCAAATGCAGCAGTACGCATAGCGGGTCCAGGAAAAGAGGCAGGATCATTGAGCGTTACTTGACTTGCATTTAATGTAAAGTGAATTGTTTCTCTCAAAGTTCCCAAGTGATCATTCACCGCATCGTAAACATCAATGTTAATCAAAGAAGTCACTCCATCATCTTCGCTCAACAACGGCTTGAATCTGATGCCACCTGGAGGGGCGAGTCCAAAAATCAAAGGTGTTGGTCCTGTATATGGGATAGCCCCAGTTTTTGAGGTTCTGTGAACTGGAGTGATTTGATAAGATCCCCCCCCGCCTGTTGTGATTCCTAATCCCTGATCTGATTGATAAAACAGATGTGTCTGCCCTCCGCCTTGAGGGTGATCTACAAAACCACTTGGATTGCGAGCATACAACACTCCGAGATCGGTGATTGGTAAATCTCCTGCGTTAAAACCTGCGACAAAATCATTTCTGAGGTTTTCTTCATCACCATTGCTATGTTCGATTGCCGATAGTGCAACAGGACCAGGCCGAATAAACACTCTCTTGTCCTCTATGGCGAGGATAACAGGGGTCGATGCCCCTTTACCTACTCTCACAGAAGCGAGGACTGTATTCTGCAATACAAGGTGGTTTGAAGGTGATTGTGGATATTCGCCAGTCGAAGTATCAACATATGACCCATAAACAAAACCTACATTATTTGGTTTTCGAGGATCAATGTAAACGAGCAAAATTGCCTCATCTGAGGGGTTTGTTCCGTTTGGGATTGCCGCACCGTGATAACCAGAGTGATAGTTAGTAGTCAATGTAATATCTAAAACAGAAGCCGAGCCAACATTGTAAAACATACCATCCAGTTGAACTACACCTGCATCAACATAGAGTTCTTTGGTGCTTCCAATCGTCCCGTTTGGTCGAACACAGCAGTTACCACTAACTGGATTGTTTCGATCAGATTCATCATACCGATTCAAAGTAACAGGCAAGACCCCGTTGCTTAGACCACGTTCTACATTATTAGTCAATGAGGGGCTGGTCAAAACGTCTGAATCACGTAGCCCATCGTTTTGATAAGTCGTTGATGAGGTCTTTTCATGACCTTCTGCTAAGTTTGTGCTTGGCACTAAAATCACCTTCCAATTTCAGACCGTCAATATACATTGGAAAATTGTTGTCGGAATTTCCTGTCTTTTCGAGAAGGGTGGTCCCGATTGATTCTGTTTTCATATTCATTTTCTCTAATTCTTCTTAAAGCCCTTATGTCATCAGATGTAGTTTGCATTGCTTTTGGCCGCTTCCCAAATAATTTCTCTTGCCCTTTCTCTGGTCCATGTTTGTCTGTACTGTACTCCAATCGAATAGGATTTAGGTATTCTTCGCCTCTGTCCTTTTGCTTTTGTCTGCCTATCTCATTAAGACGAGTTACTGGAGGCGTAACTTCTGGATTTCCCGAATGATCTTCACCTCTCGATCCAGAGAGGGGCAAGTCCAATGCACCAGCAGGATTTCGTTGATATTCCTTTATGCCTTTTTCATTATCGAGTTCTCTTTTTAGTAAAGACCATGTTCTGTGAAATGCATTGCTCATAATTATCGCCCTCTAATCCAACGATCAAGATCTTCCATAGCCTCTTCACGACCCGCATCAATCTCTTCATCAGTTGGTGTGTTACCCCTTTCATCTGATACTGCATTGCGAACATAGCCGTTCTGATCTTGGGTTTCAAGAAGTGGCCTCAATGTGGATAGAAATATCTGTTTGCATTCAAATACCATGTTTTCATCCAACAAGCGTTGTGGTTCAGCAGGTCCGTAGTAAGGCTTATCGCTGAACAATTCATCAATTTTTTTATCTCGTTCATCATCTTTCTTTATCGCATCCCATGTGCGATTAAAACTATTTTTGTGTCTATTTTCCATTTTCTTATTGCTCAACAATTCCACCTCTTTAATGATGCTCCTTTTGGAGTTAATTTGCCACCTTTGCTCGTCGGTCCTTTAACACCGCCCATTCGAGCGCAAAACGACTTTCGACGCTTTGCTTTCTTTGATCCTGGTTTCAACTTGCTTGGCTTTGTTGTTACAGGAGGTTTGAGATTTGCACCTTCTTCACGCTTGGCCTTTGCTCGACCCTTAGCGTTCAATCCGCCTTTCTTACTGTGTCTGTTTGGATTGTAACCGTGAAACGGTTTAGATTTTTTTTTACCTGCCTTAAGCAGAACTGCTTTCACTAAAACATTACAGGATGGGCAATTGCATGAAGCAGATTTGTCGATTCCTAAAGGATCGGTTTCAGAATCGTTTACGGCACGTCTGCCTTTTAATCCTAACATTTCTCGAAGTTCTTTGTGATTCTCACGATTTTCAAGTGCTTCGGTTGGTGATTCGAGGTCAGGTTCATCTCTTGGACGTACTTCAAAAGAACCTGGACTTCCCATGTGCGTCCATGCTGTGCCTCCTGATTCTTTGCCACCGTAGTAAATTGGATTATCCACATAATGTTGGCGATGATCGTCTGGAATTTTTCGGCTGTCTCGAATGTAGCCTAAAGGAACGTGTGAGCCTCTTGGAATTGAATTTCCTCTATGATCCATCAAATCTCCTTTTCTCCATTTAGCAGATCCTGTATTAACTGCTTGTGTGTTCCCAAATTTAATTTGATCTTGTTCATCTAAACCAGAAACGTCGTATTTGCCAGTTGGGTTGAGGTGATGTTGTGATAGCATTTGATCGTATGCATCATTAAATCGTTTGTCGCCACTATTAGAAGGGGTTCTTTTCAAAAGTAGATTGTTCATCTAATTTCACCGTTGGGTTTGGCTTTCGCCATATATGTTGGCACACAGGACATTCCCATAAGAAGATTCTGTCTCTACTTCCCGCATAAAAACCATTTATTCTAATTGCCAATACATCTGAATTACATTTTTCACAGGTTTGCATAACCCGATCACGATATGCTTTCATTCTTCCTCATCCTGTGCAAAAATCTTAATCTTTTTTCCTTGCTCGTCTTTTACCAATAGAGTCTTGTGTTTCTTTATTCGATAAACCAATTGACCGATCCACTTTGTTTCAGTTTGTAACCTTTTGATTATGTTTTTGTAAGTCCCATTGAACCAATCGGCAATCATACGCACTCTATGAAATGTAAAAAATTCAGATACAGTAGAAATGTTATCGCACCTGTTCCAAAATGCTAAATTGAAAAGACTAAATCGCATCCCTGATCTATCATGTGCGAACTTTAAAACGTCAATGTGATCTTTATGCCCTAATTCTTCAAAATAATTGCTTAAGATTGGCAAAACAAAACGTTCTAAATCGTAACCTGCCAAAGTAACGCCTTCTATGAAAGAAGGAAAATCTCTCATTGGATGTGGCTTAATCCACGCTTTTTGAAGAACGTAGGATTTTGACACGAAATGATCATTGAATGCGTGATAAGTTCCTTCTTTGTAAATTACTATTACATCCAAATCGAATAAAGTCATATCTGAATATCCTGTTTGTAAATCAGAAGCATCTGTTGTAGAAAATATCGTCACAGGCACTATGCTGTTATCTTCTAAAAGAATACTCGCCTTTTTCTTCATAGAATCACCAATTGAATGCAATGAATGCGTTCCGTCCATCCATCAGTCTCTCAGCATCAGGAGATTCAGTTAATTTCTTCAAACGCCTTTCTGCCGTTTTCTTGCTAACTCCTTGATTGATTGCATAGATGTTTTCTAACTCTTTCTTAGAAACGCATTCTCTCTTGGATCGGGAATGAGCCAGTTTCTTACACTTCCCGTATGATAGTTTCCACTCATGGAGTTGAGCATCACGTTTCTTCTTTGCTTGGAAATCCTGCTTCTGTTCGAGCCAAATAACGAGGTTGTGTAGATTGTCATAGATAATCTCAGTCGCCATCATAATATGATCTGCTGTGATGACGGAAGAACCCATCAATGTTGCTATGATGTTTCCAAAGGTGATCGTATAATTTTCAATGTTGGGGATGAAAGATGTCGCCGTTTCACGTATATTGGCATCATGTATCGCATTCACCAATTCATAATAGTCGGTGGTTGCATTAAGTAAAGCAGCATGGTATGATTCATCAATCGTAAAGATGTCATAACAATGTAAGTTTGCCACCTGATCTCTTTCAAAATCAGTCATCTCTTCCCATTGCTCACTGGTTAGTCCTGCCGCCTTTAACAATCGATCTTTTACTTCATTGCGCTTTTCCAGTATAAATTCAGCAAGAGCGTTATACCCCCATACTTTCTCAGGAACAGGAACATAAGTTCCTTGAAGTCTGTGTTCGCTTGTAGTTTGCCGTAGTTCCTGGCTTACATCATTTTGGTATAGAAATACACGTTGAAAGAATCCTTTCTCTAAGACGTGGTGCATGATGTCCTTCGGAGGGAAAGTAGTAGCCCATATAGACACTCCAGATACCACCTGGATGTCTGCACCTTTCAATACCTTTGCTAAGTTATTTGTTGCGGAACCGATAGAAGCCATTGCTTCTTGAAGATACAATATCTTTTCAGAAAAGTATGATTTCTTATCGTCTAAAAGAACACTCGCTTCGTCAAACAGCAAAGATTTGTAACCGTTCAACAAACCTTTGGTAACTACATAATTCATCTTGCCAGTAGGCTTTCCATCTTCATCATATTCAGGTTCTTGATCGACGTGACCAAGAAGCCCTGCATCTGATCCAGTTGTAAATTTCGCTGCTTCAACACCACAGGCATCTAACAATTGCTTTGTGAATTCATATGCTGCTGATTTACCTGTCCTCGATTGTTGAATCCAATACACGTGAACTCTTGTGTCAAGGTGTGTTCCATGAATAGGGACTCGAACATAAGGGGCTATGACTTGCCCTACTACAT